CCGGCGCCAATCTGGACGGCGCCAATCTGGACGGCGCCAATCTGGCCGGCGCCAATCTGGCCGGCGCCAAGATCACTGAAGACATCACGATTGCGCGTGCCCCGCTGCAAATCCTGGGTCTGTCATATCCCGTCCTGATCCTCGACCAACACATCAAGATCGGATGCGAATTACACTCGATCGCCGAATGGGCCGCGTTCAACAACGAGCGGATCGCCCGCATGGACGGTGCCCGCGCGCGGCGGTTCTGGGATCGGCACAAGACGGCGATCCTCGCTCTCGCGGCGTCCGATGGGCGTGGCGTCGAAGATGCGGCGGGGGAGGCGGTGTGATGCCCTACCCGGACAACTTCGACGGAACCAAGTTCGACCGCATCTACGGCACGGACATTCCCCGCCCGGACCTGCGCGCGATCGTCAACGCCGACGTAAACGCCGCCGCCACCCTCCGCGATGCCGCAGCGACGTTCCTGACCGCGATCGACGGCGTTTCGTTCAAGACCACCGAGCCGGTGCCGGGCTATGGGATGGAAGACATCACCGGCATGCTGACCGACATCCGCGACGGGATCGACCTGCCGGCGTATCGGGTCCGGGCCTCGGCCGTCGCTACGGATATGGCGATGGGAGGCGACCTGTGAACGCGCTCGCACCCCACCAGGAACTGCACCCGGACGGCACGCCACAGGGCCGCGATCCCCGGAAGATGGGGCCGGCGGACATGGAGGCCCTCGGCTTGGAGCGGATCAGCCGGGGCGATGCGGTGCGGGCGAAGTGCCTGGATTGCATGGGAAGCAGCCCGGCCGAGGTTCGCCGCTGCGGTGACGTGACATGCGCCCTCTGGCCATTCCGCATGGGTTCCGATCCGTTCCGGGAGAAGCGGGAAATCAGCGACGAACAGCGCGAGGCTGCGGCCGAACGGTTCCGTCTGGCTCGGGAGGCACGGACATGATCGCCACCGACACCGAAATCGCCATCCGCGACGCGCACGGGGCCGAAGTTGCGACCGTGACGCCATGCGACGGGGGCGCCTTCCTCCAAGTGCAGGACCCGGCCGAGACGTGGCGGGAGACGATGTTCATTCAACACGACCTGATCGGCCGCGTCGGAGAGTCGCTGTTGAAGGTCGCACGGGGAGGCCGGACGTGAAGAGCGATGTCTTTCGATGGCAGATGGCGACCGGGACCTGCGATCAGGTCGAAGTCATCGGAGCCGGCCGGCGGGTGACTGTTGAAATCAGCGAACCCGGCATGTCGATACAGACAGAAATGACAGTCAGGCAGTGCGACAGGTTTATCGCGGCCCTGCAATCAGCACGAAAGGCAGCGTCATGAGCGCCACAATCCACCCGAACCACGCCGACGATACCGGCATTCTGGACAGCCTGCCGCAGTCGCCCGCGCCTGACTGGTTTGAATGCCAGCACGACCTGACGACGATCACGACGGGCCTGTTCGCGCATCCGCACCGGCTGGAGATCACGCTGATGGAAATTCACACCGAGGCGCGCAACCGGCTTTGCGGCCCGAAGACGATCGGCGGGCTGGAAATTGAGGTGACGGAACAGTGGATGCGCCAGATGCGCGCGCTGATTGACCGGGCGCTGGGGGATCGGACGTGAGCGACTGGCCACGGGTGATTGAAGACGCAGACGGCGACGCAATACGGGTCAAGCCGGGTTGCCAACTTGTGGTTGTAACCATCAATAGCGCCGGAGCGTTGGCGTCAGTCGCCCTTACCACAGACGAGTCCGCCACCCTCCGCGCCGCGCTGGAAGCGGCTGAGAAGGATATGACATGAAGTGGAAAATTATGGTCGCAGTCATGCCGTATTCAACAGGACGCGGCGCCGATGTGGACCGGAAGGCAGTTGGCCCGCGCGAACAATCCACCGTTGTTGAATGTGACAGCATCAACGATGCGATGCGGTTCGCGGAAACATTCACGCGCGGCGTTAAGACAAATCCAGATGTTTGGGAATGTCCCATCCATGCAATTGAAAGGATTGGCTCATGACCCGCCAGTTCCCCCACCCCACACCACCCTGCCGCCGACCGACATGAGCAAGGTGCGAGGCGCTGACTGCATCACCGCGAGCAAGTCCACGTCGCTGGATGTGCGGGTTTTGCAGGTGGCGGAACGTCTGGCCCGCCTTGTCGCAGTCGGGCGCCGCACTGATGCGATTATGCAAGAATGCCCCAAGATAGTGCAGGACCTGTCGGACATCGCCGCCGAAATCCGAGACGCCGCCACCCAACGCCCCCGCCCCGTCCCGGAATGCTCCGAAGTCATCGCGATCTGGAACGCCGACACGGCGACCGAACTGCGCGACGTGTGGTCGGGATCGTCCGCGCGCCGGCCGGAAATGGAGATGGTTCGCCGCATCCAGTTGCTGGAAAAGGCGATGGGGCGCCTGCTGGTGATTGAGGCGCGGCGGGAGGAACAGCGGCCATGAACGAATACCTCCGCGCCAAGGCCGGGCTGGAAGCCGCCACGTCTGAGGCCGAGGCTGATGCCGCGTTTCTCGGGATCAAGTGGGGCTTGGTTGTGGCGCAGATGCCGAGCCTGACGGTGGTTTACCTGACCGTGAAGGCGCGGCTTTCTGGGGATGATGGGAAGTGACACCTGGCATCTACGAAATCACCGCGTCCGAATACCACGCGGACCCATGCCCCACCCCGAGCCTGTCCGCCGGCATGATAAACCACATGCTCACGGCCCCGGCGTTATGCTTCCACAATTCCAGCCGCCTCAATCCCGCATACGAAGCCCGCCCAGACGACGGCAAGTTTACGATCGGTTCGGTGTCGCATGTGATGTTCCTTGAACCGGAACAGTTTGAGTCGACCGTGATTGTCTTGGACTTTGACGACTGGCGGAAGAAGGAAGCCAAGGAACGGCGGGAGGCCGCATCCGAAGCCGGCAGGATCGCGATCCTGGCTAAGCATCACGCCCGCATCGTGCAAGCCCGCAATGCCTTCATGTCGGACCCGTTCATCAGCCGCGCGTTCACCGCCGGAAAACCGGAACTGTCCATGTTCTGGCAGCATTCGTCCGGTGTGTGGTGCCGCGCGCGTCCGGACTGGACGCCGGATAGCGGGGCGTATCTGTGCGACTACAAGGCGACCGCCAACGCCAACCCGGAGAACTTCGGACGCCACGCCTACAACCTCGGATATCACCGCCGGGCGGCTTGGTATCTCGACGGATACAAGGCGATCACCGGCACCGAACCCGCGCACTATTGGTTCTGCAACCAGGAAGTGTCGGAACCGTTTCTAACGTCAGTGACTGAACTGGACATGACTGCGCTGGATGCTGGCCGGCAAGAGAACGAACGCGCGGTGCGGTTGTTCGCCAAGTGCCTGGATGCTGGCCATTGGCCTGGATACAGCGACACGCGCGCGGTGCGGGTTGGACTGCCGACATACGCTTACATGCAGATTGACGGCCGGTTGGCCATGGCGGAGGAATACTAATGCCGATCCTGAACATTGCGCCCGTGAAGCGAAACGGAATGAAGCTGCTGATATCTCTGTTTGGCATGTCTGAAACGGGGAAAACTTACAGTGCCTTGAAGCTGGCGGCGGGGATTGAACCCGACCCGATGAAGCGGGGTTTGCTGGACACCGAAGGCGGTGAGCGCGGCCGCGCGTATGTGGACGCGATCGACGGCGGGTATATGTATGGCTGCCTCACCGCACCATTCACGCCCGAACGCTATGCCGAGGCGCTGTCTGACTTTGTGGCGGCTGGCGTGACGACCTTGGTTGTCGATAGTGTCAGTCACGCATGGTTCGCGGCCGGCGGCGTGCTGGATATGGTCGAGAATGCCACCGAGAAAAACGACCTAGCCAAGTGGGCCAAGCCTAAGCGCCGGCTTGGGAAGCTGACGAACCAATGGCTTGGGTGCGGTTTACATCTGATCCTGTGTTCCCGTGGCAAGCAGCCGCTGATTGAAACAAACGTGAACGGCCGGAAAGCCTACACTCCCGGCCCCGTCGTTCCCATCCAAGAAAAGTCGCTGCGCTTTGATATGACGATCATGGCATTGATGCTCGGAGACGGCCAATTCTCGATCGCCAAGCAGGACGGAGGCAAGTGCCCCGGCGCTCTGCGCCCCGTGTTCGATGGCGCCTTGATGAACGAAGATATGGGCCGGCGGTTGATCGCATGGATTGGCGGACAGGATGCGAACAGCGCGGAGGCTCGATCGCTGGCCTTGAAGGCCAAGGAAGAAGCCGAGAACGGTCTGGCATCGTATCAGGCGTTTTTCGTGGCGCTGTCCAAGGATCAGAAAGCCTTACTCCTACCCCAACACGACAACCTCAAATCCATGGCGGCTGCGGCGGACGCGGAACGCAAGCGTCTGGAAGACGAAGCGAAGGAGCAGGCGACGGAGGGGGATTTGAAGGACCCGTTTGCGGGGCCGGCGTTGCCGGGTGGCATTCAGGCGCCCGCGACGGGTGGGGCTGACGATGGATGGCCGGGAGGTGACGCGTGAACCGCCCCCATTCCCCCGCGCTAGACGCCATCCTCGGCCAGTCGTTCCCGGTCCTGAACCTCGGTTTCATCCGGATTGTGGACTACATGGGCAATGACGCTGCGATTGAGGAAGCCGCGCGCATGTCCTATGCGAACGCCACGCACGCGCGGAAGATATCCGAAACGCGCGACCTCCTACGCTACCTCATGCGCCACCGGCACTCGACGCCGTTCGAGATGGCGGAAATCAAATTCCACATCCGGCTTCCGATATTTGTTGCCCGCCAGTGGATCAGGCACCGCACGGCGAACGTGAACGAACAATCCGCGCGCTACTCCGAGATGCGGGAGGAATTTTACATCCCGCGCCCGGAACAGTTGGCTAAGCAGTCGGAAACCAACAAGCAAGGCCGAGGCGAGGTTCTATCGTCAGAGAATGCCGCCGCTGTGCTGCGGATGCTATACGCCGACGCGCGCCGGTCGCATGACGATTATAAGGACATGCTGCACACGCACGGGCTATCCCGCGAGGTTGCGCGGATCAGCCTGCCACTCGGCACCTATACCGAATGGGTGTGGAAGATCGACCTCCACAACCTGTTTCACTTCCTATCCCTCCGCGCCGACGCTCATGCCCAATGGGAAATCCGGCAATACGCCGAAACGATGCTGGATATCACCCGGCAATGGGTCCCGATCGCGACGGAGGCTTGGGATGATTACCAGCTGAACGCGGTGACGTTCTCGGCCCAAGCCATGGCGGCGCTCAAGCGGATCATCGCTGGCGAAACGGTCACGGCCGAGAACAGCGGAATGGGGAAGCGGGAATACCGGGAAATGATGGAGGCGTTGGGATGAGCGAAACCAAGGAATACAACCCTCCGACAATGCCGAGGCGGACACTTCGCGCACTGGACAGGGTTGATGATATGCAAGACGAGTTTCGCCAATTGGTCCATGAGTTTGGGTCGGAAATCGTGAACGACTACATCCTTGCCGGCTTGACTAAACCATCCACCATCCGAAAGTTAATTGTTTCTGCGTGGAACGGTGCAAGGAGCGCACCGAACCGACCACAGAGCAACAAGGGAGTTCCGGGACCGATCGCGACGCTAGATTGGCTGCTGATCCAGTCAGGCTCCAAGGTTAACGCCGCTACGCTTGTGGCGATGTTGCACGAGAATTTTTATGCGGTTGTGCCGCTAAACGCAAACTCGGCCATGATATCAGCATCTATGGCCGTTGATTTGCGCGACCGTGTTGTGACGAAACACGAGAAACACCATGAACGGCTTAAGGCTGCACTATCTGCCGGCTCACGAAAGCTGTGGCCGCATCTTTGGGATGGGAAGCACTGAAATGAGACCATCAAACTGGACCCCCGAACGCGACGCCCTCCTCCGCGAGCTTCGCGCGTCGGACATGCCCCGGCCGGAAATGCTGGCACGGATCAACGACGGTTTTGAGCCGCAGGTGACGCTAAGTCAAATGGTGGAACGCGCGCGCACGATCCGCGCCAAGCGTGGCGAGCCGGTAGTGAGCAATGCGAACCACTTCGCCGCCGGCCCGCGCTATCGTTCCGACGCTGAATATCGGACCATGAGCGATCAGTTTGCCCAGGCTGGGCGCGATCTCCGGTTGCAGGAAGTGGCGTTTGCTCCGCCCCCGCGTCAGGGGATCATGTCGGGCAAGCCTCCGAACTACGCGGAAATGGTCGCGGCGCGGGTGGCAATGGCGGAGCGGACGCGGTGCGCGGTTTCCATTTTGAACGTTAGGGGGATGGTATGAGCGGCACTCAGGCAACGTTTACCCACTTTCAGGCCATGGCGACCTTGTGCGACGCGATGGCCGCCTACCTCAAAGCAGTAGAGCCGGCCGGACCACTGCCAGACGACACGCCGATCATGTCGACGATCAACGTGCATGGTGGTCCGAGCATCATCATCACCGCCGGCATGATCCGGGCGGCAGGGGGTGCGGTATGACCAACCCCTGCTCCCACGCCCGATCCGCCGCCGAGTTCATCACCGGGCGCGCGATCATGGGCCGCAAGAAATACGGTCACACGCTGGCGGATGCGGCTTTGTCGCCGGCTGCGCTGGTGCGGCACGCGCGGGAGGAAGCCGCCGATCTGCTGGTCTACCTGACGGCGTTGGAGGCCGCGTTGTCGTGGCAACCACCCGAAACCGCCCCGCCGAACAGGTCCATTCTTGTTCGCATTCCGAGCGCGGAACATTACGGGCCGCCGCGTTGGCATGTGACGGCGGTCGGGATGGGGCGTGATGTTCCTGATGAGGGCGTGACCGGGTGGATGTCATTGCCGGGGGATTTAGCCGGGGTGCCACGGCGCGCCGAACCCGCCCGGCCGGCGGTGACGCGTGTTGTGACTGAGGCAAAATACACAGACTGCCCAGCCAATGCGGGGGATTGTTGCGCTCCCGACAAGTGCCCCTGTGCCCAGACCATTGACGCCATCATGGCGCTGATCGAGGGAGGCGGGGCGTGACCACAGACGACCTCCGCGCGCTGATCGCCCAATGCGAGGCGGCAACGGAAACCGGAGAATGGGCGCGGCTATGGCTGGCCGTGACGCCTGACCAGATCAAGGAACTGGCGAGGGATGCGGCGCGGTTTCGGCATGTTCGGGAAATGGTCGACCTCCGGCCAGTCGGACATGGGCACGCCATCGTGGTCGGGTTCATGCCGCCTGCGCCTCCCGACTGCCGGACGATCAGCGATATGCACGACGCGTGGACGACGGCGATTGATGCGGACATGGGAGACAAGGCATGACCTCCCCCGCATAAATTACCTGGCGTATCGCCATTTTCCTATTGACCGTGTGGCGTAACGCCAATATAAGGGGTGCATCGGGACGGGATGGCCGGGCCGAGAGAAAGGAACGAGACGATGGAATACGCGGTAGCATCCTACGGGACCCACGAACTTCGCCAGACCATCCGTGACGATCCTTGGGCAGTTCGGGATGAGGCCGCCAAGCGTCACAACGCCATCGCGAAGAAGGTTGCAGCCGCCAAGGCCCGCATTGCCAAGATGGAAGCCGAAATGAACGAAATCGGCGGGGTTTTTGAGGCGGCGTTGAAGGAAATCGCTGCAATCTAACCCCACCCGGCGGGCTACGGCCCGCCACCCAACGGAGTGAAGCAGATGACCGCATACATCGAAACCCGCGCTTTCCCGGACGATCTTTCAACCCGCATCGGTGACCTGATCCCCTCATGGTGCAGGTCGGTTGTGATCCTGCATCACGACAACGGCGCAGCGACAGCCCGCGCTCACAAGAGCGAAATCGGCCGCGTTCGGACCGCAATCAATCAGGCGCGGGCCGAGGCGCGTCTTGCCGCGATGGCGCGGCGGTAATCGGAGACCCACCATGCTCCGCCACTACCGCGCCCTAGACATAACCACCACCGACCCCACCGGCCCGCGTGGCACCATCATCCTCGGCCGCGACGACATGCCAGCCGGGTCGGTCGGATATGGTCCCACCGGCGGGCGTGATCGGCTGTCGCTCTGGGCGATCGACGACACGCCGCACGACGTGAGCACGTTCACCGTCAGCCGGTGCCGCGAGGCGTTGGCGCGGGCGTATCCCGCGATCGGGGGTGACCCGTTGGATCATGGGACGTATCGCCGGGACATGCGGGCGTTTGGGTTGCCGGGATGACGCTGGAACAGATGGAGACACCAATATGACCAAAGAACAAGCCGCCGCATACGTTTTTGCCCAAGCAGTCGCCGCGCTGGCCGCCATCGAAGGGTGCAAGGCAGCAAACATGGAACGAGAGCGGGCCGGCCTTGCGCTCGCGTATCCAGAGGAAGCCTTCTCCGGGATCGCTGACGAATATGGCATCAGCCACAACGCCGTGATGACCGTGTTCTCGGACGCCGAATGACCCTCCGCGACACCCTATCCCGCCACGACCTCACCCCCGAGACGTTCGCCGCGATCGTCCGGGTGACGACTTCGACGGTCTATAAATGGCTGCGCGGCGTCCACCCGACCCCGCACATGGTGATGTTGCTGCTGGATGCTTGGGGGCGGTGCCCCGAGGCTTTGGAAGCGGCGCGCGCAACAATTAAATTGACAACGATTGCGGACCATACATAATTCCCAAACCGGATGCCCCGGAAGGAACCCATAATGTCAATTCCCAATATCATCATTGCCCTGGCCAGCCATCACCGGCGTTCGCTGATCGAACTCGCGGTGATGTTCGTCGCGCGGCGGGAGAAGAAGCCGGAGAACCGGCAGGTCAAGACGCTGGCCGAGGCGATCGGCAGACAGCGGCCGATTATCTCGCGGGCTGTGGTGACGCTCGTGGGCGCCGGACTGGTCACGACGGAATACCTCTGCGGCGATCGGCGGACGTGCGTGGTGAGCCTGACCGACGCGGGGCGGGATTGCCTTAGGGCGGTGGAAGCTGGGCGGGTGGTGGAATGACCCGCAATTATTGGCTATCCTGGTATCATGACATTGACGCGCTCGGCGCGTTTGAGTTGCACTCGCCGTGGTGGGTGTCTGGCACCCGCCTTGATGGTGCGGACACAGTTTGTGCCGCTATAAAAGCTGAGAACGAAGACGCAGCCAAGGCTGCGGTCGTTGCTGCCTATGACACGCCACCCGATACGCTGGAATGGCGGTTCTGCGAACGCCAGCCGGACGTTTGGTCGCCGTTCAACACTAGGTTCCAGCGCAGTGCGTGGATGCAATGGGAGACCACCCCATGACCGCCCCTGACCGCAGATGCGGCACCTGCGTCTTCTGGGAACGGTCCAAGGCGCATTCCGAAATGGGATACTGCGAGTGGCCCAGACTCCATCAGCCGGCGTCGCTCTACACGCGCCCGGTGATGCACATGAACGACGGCACCGACTGCGCCAAGCACGACGGAGGATCGCCCGATGCCGAGTGAGCGCCGATGCGGCACCTGCGAGTGGTGGGGACACCCGGACATGCAGGCGACGGGCAAGCGCCCGTGCAAGTGGCCGAAAGATCACCTGCCGTGGGTGATGCGGCAGGGGCCGATTGCGTGGAGCGGGCCGGACGACGGGGGCGACTGCGCCATGTGGTCCGATGGAGGGTTGCCCGATGACGAGTAAGGAAGGATGCGGAAACTGCCGCTTTTTCGCGCGCGCGAACGCCGTCGCAGGATGGTGCCGAAGGTTCCCGCCGACCGTCGTGGGTGCCGACGCGGAACCGCGCCATCCCTGGGTTATTCAGGGCCAGTGGTGCGGAGAATGGAAGGAGAAGACCGATGACGAGTGACCCAGACCGCGCCCGCGCCCTGCTCGCACTGGCGGAGAGGGTGTGCGCGGAGGAACCGACGATTGGCCTTGCCGCCGATCTGTTCAATGCCGGCATCCCCGTTGAGTGCCTCACCAGCCGCGACGCAGCGGCGGGCGCGATGCCGGAGGGTTGGCGTATCGGGCACATTGCGCAGGACGAAGACGTTTTCTGCGTCGAGGCATATCGCGAGGAGCCTGACAACTTTGCATCCGCCACTGCCCCCGACGAACCCCGCGCCCGATCGGCAGCCGCGCTCCGGGCGATGGCGGCGGAGGTGGGGGCGTGAGTGAGTGGTGGCGCGGTCGGGCGCTGGACCAATCGACCCACGAGCGCATCAACGCCAATCACTATCCAGGGACGCGGCAAATCTGCGTCACCTGCGACGAGCCGACCGGGCAGTGCGAAGAAGATGGGTATTTTGACGATCGCGGCGAACCTCATTGCCGAGACTGCTACGCGAAGATGCACCCGGAGGAATTTGCATGACCGACACCCCCGCCCTCCTGCCCCCGGACCCGGATAGGCCGGGGCGGTATTGGATGACGCGAACCGGATGGAACATCGGGAAGCGCGTCGAGATTTGGGAGTGGTCCCCGGCCGAACCGCTGTGGCGGCATGAACAGTGGGGACCGATGTCTCCGGACCTTGCGGGGAAAGCCGGCTACACCCTCGCCAGCCCCCACCCGATCCCGAGCGCGGCGGGGCTGGATGCGGTCTACGCGCTCGCTGCCCCAGCGACAGGCCCAGACACGCCAGCATCGCCATTCGCGGTCGGATACGTGGCCGGGATGGGATACCTCGCGCACAAGCTCCGCGCGGCATTGGAGGACAAGCCATGACCCAGATCACAACCGGCCCGGACGGGCAGCCCCGCTTTGACGGGATGACGGTGGGGGAGTTGATCGAGCAACTACGGCTACCCACTCATTTGCAGACCAAGGCGCTAAACGCCTACACAATCATCCACGCCCTGCGCCACCTGTCCGAGTGGCAGCCGATCGAGACGGCGCCGAAAGACCGTCTCATTGATATCCTGATCAACGGGGAAACCCGCCGGTGTGACTGCCACTACGATCAGATTTGTGACCAATGGAGAACGACAGGACCATTAAACCACCTTGTGTGGATCACTGCCCGAGCGGTCACGCATTGGAGACTGGCGCCACCCCCACCCCCGCCGAAAGGAACCGCCCCATGACGAAAAGCCGGCGCCGTGCCCGTGGTGCGGAGGCGAAGGTAAGGCACCTGACATACTCGGGTCCTTCGCTGTCCAGTGCCAGACATGCGGCGCTTGCGGGCCGATCTCTCCCCGAGAAGATGGCGCCATCGCCGCATGGAACCGCCTCGCCACTGCAAAGCCGCCGTGTGACACCGAACTCGCCGCCCTCGAAGCGGCCGCGCGGGCGGCGACGCAGGCTGCAACCGAGCCATTGCAGGCAGTCGCGGCCATTGGTCGACGGATTGCGTTCCGTGATCTGGCTACCCCTGAAACCTGGCTGCGGCTGATCCAGCGCGTGCGGGAGGCGGAGGGGCGGGCCTTGCGGATCAGGTGGGGCGTGCCATACACGGACGGACCTCCATCCGCGTTCCTTGGCCGCAAGAAAGTCGGCGTGGTCCTGCCTATCCATGACGGATCGTGGATGTGGATCAATCAGTTTTCTGATCAGAACGGAATTACCGACACGCTCGAAGCCGCCCGCGTCGCGCTCGAGGCGGACTTGATGGAGGCGCTGGGCCATGACTGACGAGACGGACCCGATGGCGCACACCACCATCCCCACCGCCGCCCTCACCGAACTGCTCGCGGCGGCAACCGAGTGTGCGGATGATCTGGCGTCAATGATCGGCCCGGAATACATCGAACGGGACGTATACCCGCACATGATGCAACAATATCAGGACGCCATAGCCCCCGTCCGCCGCCTCCGCGCGGCCGTGGCGCGGGTGAGGGGGGAGTGATGGACAGGATCATATGGGCACTGAGCCGCCTGCCATACGTCGCGTTCTCAATGCTGATGATCTATGGCGCGGCCAAAATCAGCAGTTCCATTGAGGCGATCGGCGGGTCCGCATGGTCGGACTTGTTCCATGCGCTCATCATGGCCGCTCTGGGGTTGTTCGGGATGTTCAAGACGGAGAAAGCGCCATGAACATGCGCGAACGGATGGCGCGGGCAATATGGGCGATGGAGCACCCACTCACAGCGTGGGAAAGGGCGCCAAAATGGATGCAAGACCGATACCGCGATTATGCCGACGCCGCCCTGTCCGCGCTGGCGGAGCCGACTGAGGCGATGCTATGGGCCGCGCTTAGCCGACCGATCGCACCCCAAGCCAGCACGTCCGATCTGCATCGACTGCTATTCCGCGCCATGATCGGCGCGGCGGGGGAGGGGTGATGCGTCGCCCGCGATGCATCACGCACCACCACGCGTGCGACTGCCGAGAGTGGGACCACGCGCGGGAGATCGAGCGGCTGAATGCGGAGATAGGCAGGCTGCGCGAGGCGTTCCGCGTCAATGCGCTGATCTGGCGACCTAGCACGACGGACGCGGAGATTGCGCGCGTGCTGTTCCCTGTTGGACCTGCAAGCAAGCCTTACGAGTTGCCCTGCCACAGAAACGCCGCGACGCGGCAGGGAGAGAGTATGAGCGCAATCAATATCGGCGGAAAGGCCCGCATCCAGATTGATGGTCGGGATTTTGTCGGCCAGTCCATCAGCATCATCAACGGACGGGTCAAGATCGACGGCCGGCCAGTGGACGGGCACGTTTCTGGCGTCGTGTCGATCACGGTTGAGGGCACGTTGCACAACCTCGAAACCGACGCGTCCGTAACCGCCGGACCGATCACGGGGAATGTCACCGCCGGCGGTTCGGTTCGGTGCGAGAATGTCGGCGGAAGCGTTCAAGCCGGCGGTTCAGTTGAAGCTGGGAACGTGTCCGGCGGGATCATGGCCGGTGGCAGCGTTCGGCGTCTGTAGAAACGAAAACCCGCAGGCCGGAACCTGCGGGGGCCGCACGATCTCTCGTGAAGCGGGTAATCCGTTGCCCTATCATAACCCCCGCGCCTGTTGGGGCATCGCGGCAGGGCTGCGACAAGTCCCGACCGGCGCCGCATGGGGCTACCGACCGGGCTAGGCGTTGCAGCCCCACCCGTATACCAAACCCAAGCGAGAAATGGAATGGACCTAAAGCAAGCACTGGAAGAAGCGGACGAAGCGGCGGAGGAACTAGCCCACGACACGGTCGTGCACACGGGATACGCGTTCCGATGCGAGGCGATCGTGTTGCTCGCGGCCGAGGTGCGAAAGCCTCGCGCCATTCCCTGGATAGCCGCCGATACCCCGCCAGAGCCGGGCCGATACGGTCGATGGGACGTGTTCCTACTGGCCGTCCAGCGCCCGGGCACCGAGGGCGAATACTACGTCACCGGCCACCTGGACCCGCGCGGCTGGTTTGACATTCCGGCGGACTGCATAGTCACTCGGTATGCCTGGATCGCCGCGCTATCGGTGCCGACCGCAGTGGGGCAGTTGAGCGCGCCGCCGAAATAGACGAAACCCCGCGAGCGCCTTTCAGCAGTCGCGGGGTTCTAGCCTCACATGGCGCTATATCGGTTTCCCGATCACGGCTAGCGCGGCTCAGCGTATTCGCGCCATGGGCGGCTCATCGCCTGGACGCGACAGCATCCCCACAATAAAAAACGCCCCCCGCGTTGGCAAGGGGCGTTTCGGAAGTCGCCGCAGCCTATAGCCGCAGTCGATCGCGATGCACGATCATTCCTTTCCTTACCCCACGCGCCAAGGGAAGGGAAGCGGGTTTGCCTTTACATCCACCACACCACCACAAACCCAAGCGTCACCTGCAAGCACCGCCAGCAAACCCACCCGGGCCGCTCGCGAAACTCTCGCCAGTGGGCTACTCCCCAAAGAGCCACCGCGCTACCAACCCCACCAACCCGCCGGCACCGATCCGAAACAGGACCTTGCCAGCCTCGGGAAGCCCACCCTCCAATATCCGCAGGGCGATCCATCTTAGGGCTGTCCATACTGAAAATTTGACGGCTGTTTCACGATCTTGGTTCGGGCGAGCATGAGCGGCAACCTTCTGTCTCCGTCTGTCACGCTTTGGCGGCAAGGTCTGTGACCCAGGCCATAGGCGCGCGCAAACGGGTGGTCCTATCGTGGGTTGTCGTCATGAGGGCGGTTTCCTCGTGTCGGGTCGGCGGCCGGTCCCGGTTGGCGCCGGGCCGGTCTAGCGGTCGCGTCAATCCATTCGGTAGAGCGCCAAGTCTACCACACGGCGCGTCCATCCCAAACCGTAACGGCTCCATCCAGACAGCGCAGTGAGATAAATCATGCGCGAGGCCAGCATGTCGCGGACGGCGCGAGGCTTGTCCCTACAGGCGTTTGCCGCCGCGATGGTCTTAGGCCCGATCACACCATCAATGCCGGCACCCACGGCCATCTGTAGCCAGCGGATGGGCGCGCCGCCATTCACGGCCGCATCGAACACGGCCAGCCCCATGTGGCCTGGCAGTTCGCCGCATCGGTTCGGGTCCCAATAGTCACGCCGGTATAGCTCGCGGGCGCGCTCGACCGTCAGGTTTCGAATATCCTCGGCCGGGTATTGGCGCTTGCTGATCCCGTATCGGGTCTCACCGCCCGGATCATGCGGATCGTTGCTGTATCCGCCCTCTTGCGCGAGGACGAACAACAACGCCCGTTCAAAGCTGCTCATATCCGCCGGTTCCTCGCGTTCTTGAAGTTGGCCGCCAGCAAATCCAGCACGCGCCGGCAGTGCTGCCACCATGCCGGGGACGCATCGGTTGCCGGCGGAGCGAACGCGGCCAGGATCGCGGCGATACCGCACACGATCGCGAGGTATTCCGCCCAGCCGAGCATGTCGGCAATATCGGTCAGGTCCACAATCCCCTCCTACGATGACGACGTGACGGCCAGCGTAACGGCGCTGTATGCGCTGTCACGGCGGTAGAACCGCTTGATGACGCCATCCAACGGCGCGGCGCCTGCGTTGTCGGACGATCCCACATACAGCGCGGACAATCCAGTAGGCACGGCGCCGGAAGTGTCCGACACCGCCGCCGCACCGTTCAGGCTGATCCTGAACGCATCGGTTGTGTAACTGAACGCCACGACCGACGTAGCCCCTGCCGTGATCGCGCCCGCCGTCACGCTCGCGACCTGCGCCGCACCCGATCGGACAATGACAGTCACGTTGAGCGTTCCCGCGTCAATGCGAACGTCATACGAGTTGTCGGTAGTGCCATCGTCCATGTGAAACAGCGTCCGGTTGATGCCAGTCGGAGCCGCCGCCGGGACGATGAACTTCATGTAAAATGTGCCCTGCGTTTGCTCGAATGTGGTTTCGAGGCTGTTCAGGGAACACAAATCAGCGCCACGGGTTTTCGGCGCGGTGGTGGTGGCGATGAACGAGCGCGGGGATAGGCCAGTGTGCATGTTGTGGCCCCACAGGTAGACGCCCGAGGTTCCGTCACCAATGTAGTTGGAGAGTCCATCGTCCCCGAGCAACTGGACGCGTGGACGCAACGCGTCGGAACTAGACGGGTTCGGCGTGCCGATGAGTGTGATCCGATACCAGCCGTTCGGATATGCCTCCGGTGCGAGAGCCATTACAAGCACGCCGTTGCCGCCCACCGACCCGGTCGCAGTGCCCGTTGTTAGATTGACTGCGCTGCTTACAAAGTTGCCCTGAGCGCCACTATCAAACATTGTGGCGCTGAGCCGTGTTCGACCGTTCGCCTTAACGAAAAATGACCACGCGCGATTGGCCCCGGCCGTGATCGCGGGGCTGGATGTGAATGTCGTATTGACGTAATGCGGCACCGCGATGCTAACATCTTCGATGATCTTTGTCGCGGTAGTGGTGCCGTCCGGTGCTACCCCGCTGTCATCATCCTGCGTTGCGTTGACGAGTGTCGCAAACAGCGCATGAGGGTCGCTGGTATTCGGCAGCAGATTTTGCGTCGATCCCTCGACCACAAACCCGTTGACTGTGCCCGCCGCCGTCCACGCTACGGCTGCGGTATCAGCAGCCACAGAGGTGATGACGCCGCCGGAGCCGAGATATTCGGCCGTCTCCGTCCGCGTGTAGGTGTAGAGATCACCGAAATCGACATCTTCCAAGGGCATGGCTTACAATCCTAGCAAAGTGCGGGTGAACGGCGTCGTCAGTGTGGTGGCGCAATCAGACTGGCCGGTATCGGTGGGGTGAATGCCATCGTTACTGGTTCCCGTCCGGAAATTGGCAACGGGTGTGGCACCGTCAGAGAAGAATTCATTCAAATCGAGGACGTGCATTCCGGCTTCCTGCGCCGCGAGGCACCGCGCCACGATATCCAGCCGGCTTGCCTCGACAGCAGTAGGGTCGCCAGCGGTGTTGATGCGGGCTGGGCAGGGGATCGGCGTCATCAATACCGGGATACCACCATATCCGCGCACAGTGTCCGCAAGAGCGGTAGCCGTTGCCCAATCGCTTTCGGCGTCGGCAACACCGAGGATGCCGTTCGCGGAACGGACCTCAATGAACACGATGGACAGTTTCAGATGGGGCGCGAGGCGACGCATGTTCCCGCAATAGGCTTCCGCGTCAAACCCGCCCGTTCCGCCCGCGAAGAACTCGACTGGATTTTCATCCGTCGAAATGGCGAGCGCGGTCAGGGATACGTGGTTCGCCGTGGGCGTCTGCGTGCTGTCACCTGCCACCGCCAGCGAAACCACCGGATGCGTCGTGATGTATTGCAGGATGGGCGTGGCGATGTCCGTCAGGGTCGTTGATACGAAGTTGGCAGGCGTGGCCACGCAATCGCCCGCGTTGGCGTAGGCGCGGACTTGATGCCCGTCCATGAGCAGATGATCCGCATCCGAGACGGCTTGCGTCAGCGAAATGGGACCCTCGAATTTGACGCGGTGCATAATGATCGGATACCCACCGGGGACATCCGTGCGAGCCAGAGACTTGATCGGTATCCAATCGGAGTAGGTGTATTTCTGCGATTTAAGGCGCGGGCCATCTGGCCAGACGGAGCCGTTAATGGGTGGCTCAAACAACACCTGCGTCGTGTCATCGGCGCCGGCTTGATCATCCTCCGCGTCGAGTTGCGCCGCGAGTGTGAGCGGTAGGCCCGCGTTGTTGAAGGTCACCTCGATCCAGTCTACAGGGTCGCCATTTTCGTCAACAGGGTTGATCGGACTGGTGACACTGGCCGATGGCGCAATAATTGCACCTTCGATCGTGCATGTATCAAGCTGGTCATACGGCCAAACCAGACGCACCCACGACGGCGGGACCTCGGTTGTCTGTGTGTGGTGCCACGTTTGCGTGTCGGCGACTTCGCCGCCTGTGGCCGCAGAGGCGCCAAACCGCGCCGACCACCGCGTAGTGCTGACGTTCTGGCCTTGCACGATGCTGACGCCATCCACAGGCTCCGGGGGAACGATATCCGCCACAGCTTCGTCAACCTGCCGCTCAATCTCGGCTGCGAGACGGGAGGCATTAAGAACCATCCCATCCTCTAGGAGTGTGCTCATAGTGGATTGCCTCCGAGGGTCGTTGTTCCGAGGATGAAATAGCCCATGCGGTCATCCAGAGATGATCCGGGTAGGATTTGATTGACCGTGAACGGCAACGGCGGGCGAACCAACCGGCCTGTCAGAAACACGCGATCGGGGTTGGTGTTGAAAGTGCCGAACACCGTGCCAGCCGTCGCCATCTTGTAAGCATCGCCGGCAAAGTTGGCGTCAAAGCTGTAGCCGCCGTCTTCAAAGTTGGCGTCAAACGATATCGGAGACGGGTAGGTTTCCGCGACGTGACGGGGCACCGTGAAATCGGACGAAAACGAAATACCCTCGAACCCGATCGGTTCTTGCGGATCAGCCCACAGACAGAAATCGCTATCGAACCCACTGCGGAGGATGTCTTGCGTGGTCCCGGTGTTGTGCTCTCCGATTTGTTCGGCACCGTCCGTGGTCTGAAACAGGCCGTAGACGAAAGCCGCCGTCTCCATCAGGTATGTGTCGGTGGTGAAATCCGCATCGAACGACAACGAGTTGGGCAGCGTGGTCCAATCCGCATCGAATGACGCTTCATCGGTTGGCGCGATCGTCCAGTTGCTTTCAAAGCCCCTGCCACGCGGAGGCGCCGCCGGATTCGTTGCGCCCATGGACATGAATACAAGATGACTGCGGGCACTCACGACGACGGGCCTCCGCTCCAATTAATTGCGGACCCGCTGCTATCCGTTGCGGCCATGACAGCAGCAACACCGCCAGCGGCAAGCCTTGTATGGCCGTAGCCGTTTGAGAACGTCCCCGAGAATGTCACCACGCCGCCCGAACGGTTCCACACCACAGCGTTGAAACCAGACCCGAGCGCGGAGAATGCCGTGGCGGTGATGAAGGTGTTTGCCCGCGTGATCGTTAGCAGCCGTTCGTTGTGCTGGGCTGCGTTGAGGTAGACATTCTCGCTGTCCGGTTCTAGCGGGACCAGGAATTGCCCCGATGTGCCGAGGACCTGTTGCACCAAGGCGCTTAGCTGAATGTGGGTGAGCGGCGTTCCGAGCGGGCCTTGCTGCACAAGCATCACGTCGGTGCCGGATATGGCTCCGCCGGCTGGAAATTCGATGATCTGTTTCGGTTCGCTGGCCATCAGTTAGTTCCCGATCGCTAGGTAGCTGACTGTGTATGTGCCGCCCAATCGGGTTGGGCAATTCACCTGCGCTTGGCTTGTGTTCTTGCCAATCAAGTTGACGATGCTAGAGCTTGTCGTTGCGTTCCCGTTGCTAACAATCACCTGCCAGCAAGCGGTGGGGAACACCTGCCCAAACGAGAATGTCGCGTTGCCGCTGCCATCCGTCGTCACGTCAACCGGCCCCCACTGATAGATAATACCGCCCGGAAGCGCAACGAAACCCTCGGCCCCGGTAGCCTGATTGAATTGGTCAAGCCTGATCGCCTTCGACGCGGGAAGGGCGCAATAGACCGTCGTGGTGCCTGCGAAGTTCAGTTTCGCCGTGGTTCCTGCCGAGTTGGCAAGAACCGTCGTGCGAGACAGCGTGTTTGGCGATCCATGCGTAAGCGTGCTTTCGCCGGCCTCCCACTGCGTCGCGTCGCGCATGAAATAGTATGGCGTCGTGCCGTTGCCGAACACCGAGGCGAACGTAACGAACGGCGCCGTTGCACCGCCAAGGTTGAAGGTCGTTGAAGTGCCCGGCGCGGACGCCGTTTCCTTTACATAGTCAGCTAGGCCAGCCATCAGATGCGCTCCAAGATGCGAGCATTCCAGGCCACGCGCGCGGCGGTGCGTAGCCCGTAGTTCATTTGGTCCGACGTGGAAAGTTGGCCAAACACCGCTTCGTAGTTGATGTCTGCGCTGTCCACATTCGGAATGGCGAGGATGTTCCCCCCGAGGCGCGCAAGGCGGTCGATTTCCATGGCATACTGCCAGACCTCGGTTGCAGTCGAAGTGCTATCAAGGTCGATGGTGACGAACCGCTTTTGCCAGCGGTGCATGGGGAACTCTTGCCCGCCTTGGGTTTGCTGTTGGTCCGTCCGATCAGTGCGGCCGAAACCGGAACGATAGGTTCGGCCGTATTGCGGGAGCCAGAGCGGGCCTGCAAAGATCAGCGGCACGTTGATATGGTTGTCGGGATTGCCGGTGTCCGTGATGACGATTTGCAGGAAGTCAGCCGTTGTGGCGGAGGGCAGGACGTGCACCACCTGCTGATAGCCGGCCGGCGGACCCGCGATCGTGGTTGAATATACGCCGACTGGCGACCCGTTGTTGTCGTTCCAAAGCCCGATATTGACAGTCGCGGCCGTGGTGAGATTTGTCCGGAACAACCCGACCGCGCGCCATGTTTGCGCCGGGGTGCGAGGCGTGATCTTGATGAGTGCCCCGGTAGCCTGCGACAATCCACCGGCCGCCGTCTGCCAGGCGTATTGCGGCGATCCCTGATCGTTGGCCACCTGATCCGGGTCCAGCCCCGTGGCGGTATCGTCCACGCTGTTCGCGGCGATCACCGCGTCCTTGACGTAGTTTTGATACCCGAACGCGGTGACACCCATCAGACCAGCACCATGAATGTGATATCTTCCTGTGAGCGGAACTGCTCCGACACAATCAATCCCCGCTGGCCGAGGCGCAGGAACGCGCTGGACCATGTCAGCAAGACTGTTTGGCCTAGGTCCAAGCCCAACCCGATTTCAATCGGCACTTCTACAAGATACGCCGATCGTGACGTGCACCACAGCGCCTCTATTTCGCTCGCCACCGTCGCCGCGTCGGTTGCGCTATCCAACCCGCCACCGAACGGCAGAAGGTCGTTAGGCCGGCGGTATGCGGCCAGGATCGCGGCGTTGGATACCGACTTGAACCTGGCCGCCTGGGCGATGAACTCGCGGTGGGTGTCGGTTGCCAATTCGGATGCGTCGGTCTGTATCGTGTAGTTCTGCTGGTAGGCTACTCGGATGCGGTAGGGGGGCGGGGACAGTGACGACGGCAACTCGATCGGCCGGACAGTCTTGGCCGTGTATTCGTTGAGCGCCGCCGTTGGCGTGGCGGAGAGAGACGCCGCGCGGAGCGCCAGGACCGTGGATCGCCCGTCGCGCCCGACGTTATTCTTTGCCGCGAAGGATGACAGGACATAAGCCACGGCAGCCCGCGCGGTCATACCAGAGCCGGCGGCGATGTATATACCGCCCGCATACGGATACGCGGTCGCCGCGTCGCTGTAGGATGTGGTGTTCATGAACCCGGACGGCACCGCCGCATCCTCGGATTGCAGGTAGCGGGCGATGCTGGCCAGATTGGTGATGTTGCCAGCGATCGGGAATTGGCCGGTTGCGGTTAGGGTGATCTGGCCAACCGGGGGGCTACCAAGCTGGAACAGGCCACGGCTGTTGTCGGTTCGGTATTCGCCTGCGTTCGTGGTCCCTGTGTATAGGTCCGTCGTGTTGGCCTGAAACACGATGCCAGACGCGCCGGTTGCACCTCGCTCATACAGCGCAACAACCGTTCCGGCTGCGTCGTTGTATTGATAGATCAGGTTGGTCGGGTCGATCAGAACCGGCGCAATGTTGTAAGCCTTGCCCCGCAGTTTCGGCAGTGTGACGCCGGCAAGCTCCGCCGTCCCGTCATACGTCCCGGTGCCGCCGTAAACCGCCGACTGGATCGGGCGCTCCAACCAATATGAGATATCCCTAATGGGGATGACAACCGATCGGTCGGCGGCAATCCAGGTTCCCGCGACGCCTGTAAACACCGTTTCGAGAGACGCCAGCGCGGGCGATGTCCATATGTGGCGCGCGGTGTAGAGGCGTTCCATGTCGCGGCTTGTGACGGCTGGCGTAGAGACAGCCGGCAGGATCACCGAACTGATTGCGGAGGCTTTCTCCATCTGCGGTGCGCCAACCCGTATCGTCACGTCGATGGTTGCGCCGTTCGTCACGGTCACCAGAATGCGGCCCCGAATATAAGCCGTGTTGGCGACTGTAACCGTGCGAGTTACGCTGATCCGTTGGGTATACAGGTCGGCAGTCGTGGGGGTGAAAGTCTGAGATGTCGATGGGGTAGACGACCCGCCGGCTTCCAAGAGATTGACGGCATAGGTTGTGCCAGTCACCGCGCCGGCCGCTACCTTGGCGTAAACAGCACAAGCCCACGTCTCGCCTACCGCCGCTGCAACGGACGTGGCTGATACGAAAACGATCTGGAATATCACGCCTGCCGATGCGGTGCCGACAAGCCGAACATCCACATACGGGATACCGTCGTCAGTGCCCACGCCCGCGATCGTGCGCGTGATGCCGCTGGATGACCCTGAGACCGTCCACCCGGTTGGGACTGTGCCAGGCGATCCCGCAACCGCGCCTTCCGCCCGTGGGTTGGCAATGTGGTTCGTTGACGCCGCTTCATTGAGCAACGTCCGCGTGCCGGTGGAATAGTCCCATCGGATCACGCCAGCCGGCGCTTCCTGCAACACGCCGGCAACGTCTACATACCAGCCCTTGGTTTGCCGGTTCGATCGGTAGCCGTCGAATGCCTCAAAGGTCTTTGTGCCGCGCTTGATCGTGACGTTTTGCGCGTCGATGTTCCACGAACGGAGAAGCGACGAAACCGCGTCATCCGTATCCGTGACTTCGAGCGATCCGAACGACCATGAACCGGCGCCGTCACCCGGCGGGAGAGGGATTTGCCGGTCAATCCCGAACGACGCGGCGATTTTGGGCGGGTAGACGACAACGCCGCCCGCGTCCGTGGATTTCGTCGTGTAGCCGTCGTCTGACAGGTAGAGCGTCCCGGTTGTTTCGGTCGGTTCCACGTCCATGGAAATCGAACCCCACGGCACGGCACCCCAGGCAAGCTCATACTCTTGCGTATCGCCGGCCGGTTGGAACATATCCACCGTAGCGACGAAGAACGGCTTGGTTGTCATGCCGCTGGCCGCATCGCCTGCAAGCGGGTCTCGGCCAGGATGGCGTCAAGCTTCTCGACCATCTTCTCAATCAGCCCGCCCAACACCGCCGTTTGTTGCGCCTCCGATGCGCGGATGGCAGCCGCAACTATATCCTCTGGCGACTGCGACACGGCACCGCGAAGCACGGCTTGCACGGAGGCAAAGTCTGTCGCGTATTGCTGGCCAGAGCCGAACAGGTTTCGCGACGACCCTAGAAGCTGATCCGCCGCCGCCGGTAGCTGCGAGAGTGCATTAAAGTCGCCTTCGCCTATGCCAGCCGCGATCGACTGGAAGTTGCCGAGGGCGAGGCTGTATTGCGCCCGGCCGGTCATGGGGGATTTGTCGCTAAAGGGCAAAGATGCGGCGTAGTCGGCAATGGACGTGATCGTGGCCAGCGCGCTTTGCTCCCCGCGCGCACGGGCCGCCAGCGAGGATTGGTCGGATTGCAGGGCTTGGGAGTTGAATTGGGTTAGGAGGGTGAGGCGTTCCTCGTAAAGCACCCGGTCAAGCTGCGCCATCTGATCCAGATAGAGCGCGGATGTTCTGCCGCTGTCGCCGAGGATGCCAAGCAACTGCGCCTCGAACGCGGCACGCTCCTGCCCAGCGCGCACGTCGAATGCCACAAGCGAGGCATCGAAGGCGAGGCGCGGGTCGTTGTCGTTTGTCGCCTTGGCCTGCCAGTAGCGCAGATCGAAGCCCATCTTGGACTGATCCATGACCTCGTTCACGGATTTCTGCGCCGTGGCAATCGCCGTAGCACGCGCGGCCGTGAGTGCATCTTCCTCATGGCCAAGCTCGCGCGCCATTGCGATTGCGTCATCAAACTGACGGCTCAATTCCGTGATCGTCGCCGCGAGCGATCCGACGCCATAGGTGGTCTCAGTCTTGCCGAGGGCGATCAGCGCAGGCGCCGTATCGTTGACGAACGTCGTGATGCGGGAGACGGTCGATTGCAGTTCTTCAAGGTTGGCAAACGCCTTGCCCTGCAACGCGCGGTTGAGCGTGTCTTCCGTGCTGCTGAACCGCAATTCCGAGAACGCATCAGCGATGGAACCGGGCCGGCCGTCACCCTGTCCGAAATTCAGCCACGTGCCGGTATTGCCGCCGATGATGCGGGTCTGGCCGTAGTTGTCGGCGGATACGGCATTCGCAATGCGGAGGTTGCTGGCCGCGAGGATGGAGTTGATTTGCGCCGTCTGCTGTTGCAGCGTCGCGACCTCTTGGCTTACGTCGACGATTTGGGAAAATGTCTGGCCAACGGAGAGCATTCCGTCCGTCGCGTTTAGTCCTGTGGCGGAGAACGGGCTTGCGGCCCTAGGACCGATCAGGCCGCCGCCGCCGCCGCCCAATAGGCCGCCTAGGAGGCCGCCTAGAACGGTGCCGATGCCGGGAATGATGGAGCCTAGCGCCGCACCGCCAGCCGCCCCCAGACCCGCCCCAATCGTCGGCGCGGGGCCAACCTTGCCAAGAGAGGATTGCAGGAACCCGCCAGCAAGCGACCCAGCGCCAAAGCCCAAGCCCACGCCAGACAGGACGCCGCCGATCGTGGCGCCGCCCTGCGCGGCCAGGACGGACGAAGGCGCGGCCGGGCCGAATGCACCACCCATACCCGCGAGTGCCGTGTTAGTGGCTGTGCCGAGGCTTACGCCATTGATCCCGGTGGACAGCAGGCTACTGATCCCGCCGCCGATGTTCCCGAGGATGCCATTGCTGCCCGTGAGGCCGAGGTATTCACCAATGCCAGACAGCCGGCCGGCAAAGTCCGTCAGCCCAAGCGCATCCGTGATCCCGCCGAACGTCGAGACATTCGACGCCGCGTTCATGATGTTCAAGCCGCCGGTTGCCGACGCCGAAACGCCAGCGTTGCCGCCTGTCAGGACACCTAGGCCGGCGGACAGGGTGGGGGCACCGCCGCCAAACAACGCGTTCCGAAGCGGGTTGATCGCGGCCAGCTTCACAAAGTCCGTCACGACGGACGCCACAACGCCGCGCACGACGTTGCCGAAATTCACCGCGCGGCCGCTGCCAGAAATGAACGCATCAACAAGCGCCTGCCCAACACGATCGGCCGCATTGGACAGCGTATCCATGATGGCCGAAACCGAGCGTTGAGCCTGATCCAGTTCCTTCGTTGCGTCGCTGCTACGGTTCAAGGCATCGGCGTAGCGGCGTTGCGCCGCCGCTGCCTCGGTTGATCCTTCCTCGAATTTATCCCGGACGGCGGTGAACGCCTTTTCCTCATTGGCCGCGCGCGTGATGCTTTCAGCCGTGCCATCGTAGGCAGCGGCGATGCGCTCTTGCGACCCGGCGGTTTCCTCGGCCGCGCGGATTTGTTGATGGAGTTGGTCCTGTTCCTTGCGGGCCTGCTCGACGCTTTTATCAACCAACTGCCGAATGCTATTCGTGGTCCGGTCAATGCCGGCGCGTCGCACATCCTCGGTTTTGTTCAGCTTGCCGAGGGCTTCGTCGCGCTCCTTCAAAAGACCTGTGCTGATCTTCAAGTAATCGACTTCCGAGACGGCGCCCGTGTTGCGCGCCTTGTCTAGTTTGGCCAGTTCGGTTGTATACTCGCTCTCGATCTTGTATTGAGCGTCGTATTTACGCTTCAACTCCTGCACAGACTTGGAATGGGCCGCGTTTTCGGCGGAGAGCCTTTTCTCGGAGGCGATTTCCCATTCGGCTTCGTCGCGTAGGACGGCCTCCTTGTTGATCTGGCCTAGCTCGTCTCGGAATTTGCGAAGCTCTGCGGCAGCGTCATTGCGCGTCCGCTCCAGCCCGGCAATCGCCTGCGGGTCCGCGTTGGCGTTCCGCGCGTCCTGGATGGCTTGGTCATAGGCCGATACCGTTGCCGATCCGGTGGCCACGCCGGCAACCAACTCCGCCATCCGTTCGGCACCCGTTGCGCCGCCGGCAAAGCCTCTGATTTTGTCCACCATGTTGGCGGCGATCTGCAAGGCGCGCGTCAGCTTTTCGCTAAAGCCCAACGCCTGATCCAGATGGACAAGGAAGGACTGCGCGGCAACGTCGAATTGCTGCTGCGCCCGCGCCATCGTGACAGGCATCTGCCCGAACACGTCATCGACGCCTTGCACCGCGCGCAGCATGGCGGGGAACACAACCTCGGCCGTCAGCTTGCCTTCCGCGCCTATCGTGCGAAGGTTGCCGATCGAAGTGCCCAATTCCCGCGCAAGGGATTGAGCGAACAGCGGCATATTTTCAAGGATGGACCGCAGTTCGTCGCCTTGCAGAACGCCAGAGGCCAACGCTTGGCCAAGCTGCTGGGTCGCCGCGCCGGTTTCTTGCACCGATGCGCCCGATACGATGGCGAACTTTTGCAAGCCGGCAACGAGGCTTAGAACCTGCTCATTCGTCGCGCCCACGTCACTCGCGGCGATCGAAAACCGCTGGAACGATCCGGCGCTTTCCGCGACCGCGATGCCTGTCTGGCGAGAGGATGCGGTCAGCTTGTCAAACACGGTGGACGCAACGCCCATGTCGCCGACCGTTGCCGACAGGCGCGCGATCGAAGCGCGGGCCGCGTCGCCTGCAACGGGAATGGCACGCATGGCCGTTCCGAATGCGGCAACCGCCGCCGTTGCGGCCGCCATGCCGACGGCGAACACGCCGCCCGTGGCAAACGCACCTACCAGCCCGCCTTGTTGCATACCCATCTGGCGAATTGCGCTGGTGGTCTGGCCGGTTTGTTCCGCAAAGGATCGTGACGCATCCGTGGCGGATTTCATCCCCGCTACGCTGCGTTGCAGGGGTGGGGTGAAGCGTTCCTCTATGGCTTTGCCAGAGGCGACGATCTTGTTGGTGGTTTGCTCAAAGTTGGCGTTCAGCCGGGCGATATCTTGCTGCGCCTTGGCCAGCGTGATTTCACCACGACGATACGCATCCATGACGACATTGACGCGGGTCGCATGTGCGGTTTCCGCGCGCTCCAACTTTGTGGTCGCAGCGGCAACGCCGTCGATGTCCTTTACCAAGCGGCCATAGGTCTGTGTGGACCGCTTCAAGACTTCATCGGTGACCTTGCCCTTGTCGCCGACCGTCTCCATCGCCTTCGCCATGCCAAGCAAAGCGTCTTGATCCGCCTTCGCCTGCGCCGCAATGCGGCTGGCATACTCGACGCGGAGGGTTTCTACCGTCGCCATCAGCGCGTCAACGAAATAGCGAGGGCAGGGTATGTCACTTGCTGGCCTCGCTGCTGACTTTTGCCCGGCGCATGGAACCGGCGCCCCGATTTGAAGGCACGTTCCCGGCGCCCGGCTATGAACGACTTGTCGTGATATCGGCCCTTCAGGGTGTAGGGCGTTTCGTATCCCAATGTCGCGAAAGATGACGGCAGGAACACGAAGGTTTTGTTGAAGAACGCGGCGCGAAACCGACGCATGAGCTTTTGTCGCGCCCGCTCAATCGGATTGGCGGGAACGCTCAACGTCATGGCGCCGACCTCGATCTTGCGCGCGTATGGAAGCGGGTTGACGATTATCACGTCAGCATTCAACGGGATGTCCTCATAGTCGCCAGTCCATGGCCTGCCGTTTACGGCCAAGGTCCAAGCCCGCACAAAGTCGCCGTCATCCATCGGGGACGCCATGGCTAGTTGCAGCATCGCCTCGCGGATGATTTCTCCCCACGAATTAAAGCGATACTCGACCGCGCCGCCGGGCCGCGTGGTTTCCTCTCTGGCACCCTCTCGGCCGTCAACGAACGTGTCGTATCGTTCCGACGCCTGCCCAGACCGGATTATCTCATCACGCCGCGCCCGTGCCACCACAGCAAACCGCGCCGCGCTGGCTTCCGGGGATAGCGTCGCATCTACAAATTCCCGGATCGTGCGCGCAACGGTCAGGTGGTTGCTCGCCATCACGTCCCCGGCTTATTCTTCTCAGTCCACCACCGCAGATAGACCGCATCCATGGACTGGATGCACCTGTCCATGATGTCCCGGTCTTCGTCGCCATGCCCGTGAGCGTCGCACCAATGGGCGATGACGGACCACGGGATTTTGCCAGGGACGGAACGAATGATTGATCCGCCCATCGGTGCCGACATGCCCGTTACGATATGCGGCCGCTCGTCACCGAGGCGCCACCACGCTTCCCATATCCAGTCCAGATGCGGGGTTGGGTCTGGCGTGTCGTCAACTTCGTTGCGGAGTTGCTGGATTTCATCCGCGAACACTTCGGCCGCTTCCGGGGCCTCTTGGATAAGCGCCTCGATCTCCGCCAATCGCGTGATGGACGTTCCGCCTCCGCTTAGGTGCCAGCGAAGGCGGGTTGTCAGTTTCCCGCTGCTGCCTCGATTTGTGCATCACGGTCGTTTGTGACGCGCCCCGCCGCCGCCATGGCGAGGATGACCAGCGGGCCGCAAAACTCCGGATCGCGCAGCATTTCGCGGAACTGATCCGCCGTCACGTCCGGGCCGCCGTCCGAATGCTGCAAGCCTCGCACGTCGAGGAAGCATTCCGCCGCCAGCGCGCGTCCGTAGCACGCGTCGTCATGCGTGGGTGGCAGCGTGTCCACTGTCACCCGTTCCGCGCCGGGATCGCGTCCCTTGTTCATATCACGAACCGCATCCATGCGGAGCCGAAACAGAGCGTCACGATACCGAGGCGTGAAGCCGCGCGTGCGGATATCGAACGGTTCCCCGTCCGCTTCCACCGTGACCCACTTGCCTTCCTTGATCTTGTCCGCATCAAACTTGATGCGATTGAGAGACGCCACAGGTTGCTCCTATCAGTTTTCCACATACTCGAAACGATCCAGCGTAATCATCGCGCCGGTCACCGTCTCGTCTTTCGATGCTGTCCATGACAGGGGAAGCATCACGTCCACGTTCCGGCCGCTCGCGTTCGGGGAACCGTCGCCTGCGAAGATCACGCGGGGGATGGCGAAGATGAGCGCCTGCCCGGAAAGCGAGTTGTAGGCGTAGGTCGAAAGCGACGTTGGGGTGCCGGCCAGATACTTGGTCAGCAACGCATTGTTGCCAAAGTAAAACTCGGCCGTGCCGGTCACGTCCACCGCATGGCCAGTGATGCCCTGCGCCGTTTCGGCGTCAATGGCTTCGATCATCGTCGAGTTGTTGTTGATGACGATGGTCATACCGCGAAGGAAGTTGGGGGAGGCGATCGTGGTTCCCGCTTCCGTCACCCGCGCGACATGCACGCGCGTGACGAACGGTGGGAAGGACGCCAGCACAAGCGACGCATCCGGGGAGGCATCCAGCGGCGACGTGCTGACAGAACCACCCATGCCCTGATACGTGTTCGCGAGGGTGATCGGCTGATTGAGCGCCATGCTGATGTTGGCTTGTGCAACGACCATACCGGCATGCACGAAGTAGTTCGGCGTGCCTTGGCCGAGAAAGCCGCGTTCGATGGTCTGGCCGACCTGCGTCGTGCCGTTCTTGATCTGGTCGCCAATCCAAACCTTGATTGTCTTCGACGTGCCCGCGTCGGTGGTCCATCCGGTGGGGAGGTGATCCAGCGTAAGGGCTGTGGCGCCAATGGCCGTGATGCGCGCGGTGCCGTTCAAAGCCGCCGTGGCGAATTTGTCCGCCGTCGCGCTGCCACCGATCTTGACCCACTGCCCGACTGCCAGGCCCAGGGTGGTGAAATCCAGAGCCGTGGAACCGAGGCCGGTTGACGTTGCCGTGATATCGCCCGACGCGCCCTGGAACCCGACCACCTTCATGCGTGCGGCGGCAGCGGGGGCGGCTTCGTCAGTCAGGCCAGCGCCGACGAATGCGGGGACCGTTGCGCTGCCTGTGGTGCATTTCGCGATGACGTTGTTGCCCGTCACCCCAAAGCCTGTCAGGCGCACAAGCTGGCCAGCAACGAAAGCCGTTCCGGTGGTGCATGTCACGACTTCGCCAGACGTGGCAACGGCGGTGATGACGCTATCCGCCATCCCATCATTGAACCGCGTCGCACGATTGGTGAAATCGTTGTAGAACGCGGAACACAGATCGCTGTCGTTTGGGCTATCCGGAAAAGGATAGATCAGGTCGTAGGGCAGATCGCCGCTGGATTGCTTGCCAAGGCGGATGATGTCAGACGCCATGCGATCCGACCGCATTTCGTTGGACGCCGCAAAGGTCGGGACAAGCTGCAACGTCTCGCCATTGACGCGCCGCAACCGCATACGCGGGGTGCCCGGCGTGGTGCCGACTGTGACCTCGCGAACGGACGTGATTTGAGTGCGATTGCTAGACGTCATCTTCGTTGTCCTTCACGACGGGCGGGGGCAGGGCTTCGTTCCGGCGCATCGTCAACGGCGCCACCGGATGATCAGGGTCGTTGGGTTGGATGAACCCGGTATCGGCCCGGTCTGCGACGGAAACGGGACCGTCGATATCCTCGGCCCAGACAACATCACCGATCGCAAAACGACGCGACGGCGTGTTGAATGGCCGCAACACTGCGTATCGCATGTTAAGCGTCCCTGACTGTGAGAAGGATTGTGACGGCGCCCGACTGGTTGACAGGCGTTCCGGAGGTGCCAGACCTGATCTTGAGGTAATTGAACCCGGCCCATTGGTCCAAGTTGGTGGTTCGGGTCGCGGTGCCGGCCGATACGGTCAGGGACACAGCGGCGCCGGCTTCCGTCAAAAGCTCGTAGAACGTAATCCCGTCCGTGGAGACCTGGAACGTAAGGACCGCATCATCCCAACCGTTCGGGATCGTGAACCAAAGCACGGGCCGGCGGGAAAGCGGAACTGCGGACGATAGCGACGCACCATCCGCAATGGTCGTGCTCAGGTCAGCATAATTCACTTCCACAAACTCCAACAACGCCAGCGCATCAAACGGTTTCGGTCCAAGCACTTCGTCACGGCTGATCACCAACTTGACCAGCCCGCCTACCGTGTCGCCATCGGCATCGACCGCAAGCGTTCCGTCAGCATCCGCCAGCACAAAGGTCGGCTTGATGCGACGGTTTGCCGTGTCGAATGTTTCGACTGCGCGCCATGTCGCTTCAACCACCGCGCATGATCCAATCGACCGACACGCTCACGCGGTAGTAATTGCCGTTCACGTCGCCGGGTCCGCCAACATCGCCGTTGAAGTCGTGAAATTCAATGTTGGTGGCCAGCGTCTGGCCACGGAACAACTCAACGATCGCGTCGGCATACTGATCGGACAACGCCACGCCAGAACCGGACGGGGTGTATATGTGGAAGAACACCTGCCCGTATTCATCCCATCGGTTGCCGGCCGGTTCGGCTTCGCCCGTCGATGCCTGTTCCGTGCTATTGTTGCTGATCTCGATGAACAGATACGGCGTCGGGTCCGTGCCAGTCGGTTCGGGGGGCGAGCCTGCAACGTTTTGCGTAATGACGGGCGCAAACGTCCACCCGGCCGCGATATGAGCGACTACGGCAGCGCGGACGATGGAGCGGGACATTTAGCCTCGGACGGTCAAATCTATGCGGTGAAGAATGCCGTTGATGGACGTGGGGGACGCGTATTCCACAGTCCGCGCCTTGCCCTCGATGATGACCCGATCGCCCTTGCGGGGGATGCGTGGATCAGTCAAAGCCGGCGGGTTCGTTACAGGCTCGCCACCCGGCCATTGCGCGCGGTTGATATCGGTCGCGGACAGGATAACGTGCGTATCGCCTTGGATGATCCCGCCGGCCAGTTCCTTGGGCTGGTAGCCTCGGACAAGCGCGCGGCAGGGGCAGTCGACGGCGACTTGGTTTGTGGTGCCGGTGATGCGGCGGAGGATCACGTCTTGGCCGTCTGCGCGTAGGAATTGGTCTAGGTCGGATTGGAAGGTCATCGCGGATGCTGGCAGATCAGTTGGCCAGTGGTCCGATGGACCACGCGGAAATTGCGGCGCTCCTCGATTTGGAGATAGCGGCTACCGTCTTCGGACAGTTCCGGCTTCCCATCGACATATGAAAGCCGTTCGACAAAACCCGTTTCACTGTCCAACCGGCATACGAATTGGATTTCCGCTCCGGTGTCCGTGTCGATTACCCGCGCGTCCCGAGCGCCGGGCGTTTTCGGATCAAGTATCACGCCACATGCACCCTCACCGCCAGCGCACCGTTAGCCCACGTCCCGGTTGTCGTCACCACCGCCCGCAGTTCCGTTCCAAGCCAATTCAGCACCGAGTTAGCTGACAGCGTGGCGAACGCGGCGGGCGTGGCGGCTGTGGATACGACCGTGCATGATTTGGCGCCGGCCGCCGCGAAGTCGATGGAGGCAATCTCTCGCCATACCCCGGCGGAACCCATGCGCGACTGGATCAGAGCAACAGCCGTTGATCCGCCCGTGCCCGAGAACGTCGCCTCGAATGTCGCGCTCGTCATGCCGTCCAGGTTGTCGATGGCGGTTTGCGCCTGTGCCGTCACTGCCGTGGTTATCGTTTCGGATGCGAGGCTGTAGACGCCGGGGATGGCCATTCAAATTGCCCTATGCCGATACGGGCCAATCAGCCCCTTGATTTCCGAAGACAGCAATTCATCATCCGGCGGTGGCACCCACCATTCCCGCTCACCTACGCCCTCAATCCGTTGGCGCTTAAGGTTCGGGTCCGTCCGCGCGTTCGGTCCGTCTTCCGCCCAAAGCATCCGCGCCAACTTGGACGCGGCCAACTTCAAATCGTCCGGAACGGTTGCCCATCCTGCAACATAAACAACCGTGATCTTGGTCGCGGACCAATACGACAATTCATCACTTGCCAGCCGATAGAGCCAACCGGCCGCTTCATCTGTCTCGTAATTCGCCGCGTCCAAGGTCGATCCGTCGACAACCACCGACGTGATCGACGTGACAGGCCACCGCGACAACGGCAGATACCGCGCACCAACCACAATCCGGAACACTTCCGTCAGGGTTTCCACGCGGAACGTCGGAGGGTTCGCACCACCAACCGGAATGCAGCATTCCCGCGCCAAAGCTGAGGCAACGCGGGCGTTGAGGGCAGTCAGTTCCGTGTTGTAAGTCGCACCCGTCACGCCCGTTGCGGACTGGATTTCAGCCAGCGTGAGCAACAACCGATCCGTTGCCGGTGTGGTGACCGTGAGCATTATCGGTCAAGCCGCGACAAAAGCGGGTAGAAGTCGCACGATACCGTTGTGCCATCGGCGTTGCGAAGCGTCTGGATGCCGTTTTCGTCAATGCCAAGACCAATTACCGCCGGTCCTTTGGGTCCGACATTACCCTTCAACCCAGGATCGCCGGGTTTGCCGCGCTTGCCTTGCGCCGACATTAGTTGCCAGCCATCGCCGGGGCAGGGGCCGGGGTCGTCGGACTTGGCCACGAACGAAGCGCCGTTCATCGCGACAACATCCAGTTCACGATACAGCCCGTCAGGTTCCCAGGTTCCACGGATCGCAAACGACCGACCATCAACACCCGCACGACCTGCCTGTGCGACGCAAACCCAATCGTCATGAGGCGGTTGTCGCCCTGTGTCACGGATCGCCTGGAATGTGGAACCGTCCAGCGTCACAATGTCGCCGTCGTAATACACGCGGTCCGTCCAAGCCTTGACCGCAGACAGACGACCCGGCGGGCCTGGGTCGCCCTTGGCAGGCGGAGGAAGCGCGGAGACGGCGCCCGCGACTGCTTCGTCCACCATGGATCGGATGACAGCGGGATCGGCGTCCTGGCCGTCCTGTGGGGCGGGAATGCGCGCCACTTCCTCGACCACCATCTGGCGGATTACAGCCGGATCAGCATCCTTGCCCTTTTCAGCCGGCGGGATAGCCGCGACGGCTTCCGCTACCAGTGCCACCACGATCGGACGCACATCCTCGATATCTGCATTCCGACCCGGCTCCGGCGGAGGCAGTTTCGCCACTTCCTCGCGGACCATCGCCGCGATAACGGCAGGATCAGCATCCTTTCCCTTTTCAGCAGGGGGCAACTCCGCAACGGCTTTGTCGACCATCGCGCGGATAAATTCGGGGTCTGCGTCGTTGCCATCTTTTGCCGGCGGCAGTGATGCAACTGCCCGTTCCACCTCGGCGCGAATGAGAGGCGCCACGTCTTCAAGCGTCACCGACCGGCCCGGCTCGCCATCCCGAACAGTCGCCAACCGGGCCGAAACCATATCGGCCGAGGCGCGTTCGGCGCTGACTGCCCGCAATTCCAATTCAGCAATCTTGGCCCGCAACTCAGCCGCCATCAAATCGAACTTCTGTTGTAGTGCCTTCTCGATCCGGGCCGCCGTTGCGCCAAGTTCGCCAGCGAGCGCCTCAATTTGTGAGCGCAAGGTGTCGCTCATTGGCTTGGCGAAACGCGGCAAGGGCACGGTCGGTAGACTGTTCATCGGCCGCGTCATCCTCTGCCGGGTCCGGCTCTGGTGTGGGGGCCGCAGCGGGGGCCGGTTGCGTAGGCTTCATGTCGGTCCCGTAGGACAACGGAACCACCTGCTGTTGCACGCGAGGCATTGCGCCGTGGCCACCTGGCACCGCCGGAAGGTCGACCGTCGCGCGGGCTTCATCCGGGCTGTAAATGCCGCCGATCACGCCTGTCCGTAGGGCCTCAATCTGTTCGCGGTAAGCACTGCGAAGAAGCGCCCGCGTGTCGAGTTCCATGTATTCATCCGGCATACCCTTAAGCCGGAACAGAAGCCCGAACGCTTCCTCGATGTGGTTGAGGCAGAACCCGAGACCGGACGCGATCCACGATTGCATGAGCAGTTCAGTGGATGCGAACGTGGTTCCACCCAGCCCAAGAACCTGCAACGGAAGCCGGAACGCCAACGCGACGTTCTGATCCGTCATCTTGAGCATTTCGACAAGCTGCCCATCGTGGGCACTCGAAACCACAGGCTTTGCCTTCAGACCCCACGCAAGGATAGGCGTGCCGCCCGCGTTTTCGCCCTGCGTCTGTGCATTCCAGCGGTCGCGAAGGTCGTTGGTCTGCTGGCTCGTCAGCTTTTCATCCGTCTCCAACATAAAGGAAGGACGGGCTTGGTTCAGGTAAAACGCCACCTGCTGATTGAGCGCGGCGCCGGACATGGAAAGCTCAAGCGTCGTGGCCAGGATCGGTGACACTCCCTTGAGCGGATGTTGCGGGGTGTGCAACCGAATGTGAAGCACGTCGCGCGCAGGGATAGGAGCCGACAGATCATACCGCCTGTCTGCAATCTCATTGCCGCTCAGACCGTAGAAGATGGAACCGTCCGTCGCCACCATGGCGAGACCGCTCCGCATCTGGTGCAACTCGATAATTTCGCTACGGTCGTTGCGGATCGCCAGCGCGAACGCCTCGCCATGCGTATAGGTCCGGCGCGTCAGGTTCATCAGCAAATCAGAAATCGACTGATAATCGTTCGGCCGGCGGAGGATGCGGCTTAGTGCAGAGTTGGCAACCCGTTCGCGCCCGCCATCTGGCATCTTCCGCCAGTGATCGCCGGGGCACATGGCCACGGTTTGTGCATAGGCAGAAACGCAGGCTTCCACCATGGCGCTTGCTTCGCCGGACGGCTGAATGCTGTATCCGTTCTGCCACCAATTGATGTAGCGGCCCGCCGTCGCAGAAAGCCAGCCGCCGTCGATCTGGTAGGGACCGGGGCGATATTGGCCTTCTACGGCTTTCTCTTTGCGTTTGAAGATGCGGGACAGGATGCCCAAGTTAGCCGGCCTTGGCTTCGCGCGTGCGATACCCGCCAGCCTGCGCCGCCGGCTTCACTTCCTTGGCTTCGGGCTTCGCAGACGCGGCGGCAATCTTCGCCCGCTCCGCAACCGGATCAATCATCCGCGCCCTCGGCCCATGATCGCGATACGCCACGGTGCGCCCGTCGACATGCCGAAGCACGCCATCAGGGCCGGCGGAAATCTCGGCAGGATCACCCACCGAACCATCCGTCATCACATACCAGACTTCGTTCATGCGTCCGCCACCGTGAAAACAAAGGTCCCTGTTTTCGACGCGCCGGCCTGTGCCAGCACGATCTTGAACCGATCGCGAGACAACGCGATACGGTCATTCACTGCCGCGCCGGCCGCAGCATAAAGCGACGCAACCCCGGCCGTGCTGCACGTCGCTGCGCGAGGACGGACCACTTCGGATGCGTTGATGTTCGTATCCGTCCAGATGTTTTCGCCGGTTACGTCCGCTGTGATGGTGAAGTCAACGCCGTCGGTGTATGGCGTCGTGCCGTCCTTCACATACTGAATGCTTTCGACGTAGCCCGACACATACGGCGTGTAATGCGTGCCAACCTGCGACCCGTCAGAAGTCGCCACGACCGTGAATTTGCGAGAGCGTGCCATTGCCGTTCACCCGTCGATCGTAACGTGAAGCGTGCCGGTGGTCGCATTGCCCGCGCCGTCCACCACGATCTTGATACGGTCACCGCCGATGGCGATGCGCCCGTTTACAGCCGTTCCGCCGGCAGCATAGAGAGACGCAGCCCCGGCGGTGGAATGCGTGGCCGCGCGAGGGTGGCGCGTTGCTGACGCGTCCACGCTGTCTTCAGCCCACAGCGTTTCCCCTGTCGTTTCCAGCGTGCAAACGAAGTCGATACCATCGGTGAAGTTCGTTTTCACATACCGGAATGACACCAGATGCCCATAGATGGGCGGCGTGTAGAACGTGCCATCACCGCTGGCGTCAACGGTCATTGGAACAACAAATCTGCGAACGGTCATAGGGCTTCTCCCCCGCACTCACGCGGACAAAACGAAACGCGGGACCCGAAGGCCCCGCGCTAGTTGGGTCAGTAGGACGTGCCGTCGATCCACTGGACCATGCCGGACCGGCGCATCTTCCAGGACACGTCCATCAGCATACGCACGCCGATGGTGGCGGTCTGGAAGAACGAACGAACCGGATCGGCCGTCGTCGGGCCGGTGCCGGACACGATTTCCAGCGCCGTGGTGTCTTCCATGTGGACCGTCGCCTGTTCGGACACGTCGAACTCCGGCGCATCGCCCAACGCCGTCGCGAAGTCGGAATTGCGAATGGCGATCAGGCGGTTGGCCGTGGCGCTGGTGCTTTCGACGAAGTTCACCCGGCCCTGAATGGCGGTCATGAAACTCCCAATCACACCGTCCGGGCCGGGCATCATGGACATTGCCAGACCTTGAGCGGGGTTCATGACGACAGTGATGTTGTCCGCCGCGTTGGCCGCGAAGAACGGCGCCATCAGAGCCTTGAAGTCCGCCAGGACGGCAGCGTAGTCGCCACCACCATAGCCGGACGCGGCAGCCGACACGCCGTTCAGCAAGCCGGCAGGGCGCGCGGTGCTGACGGCAGTCGCATCCAGAAGGGCAGCGTCCAGAATGGCCGCCGTGTCTTCAAGAATCGCCTGCCGCACCAAAGCCTCAATCGCCGGAGTGCTGCGCTTGGCCAGTTCGCGAGAGAACGGGACAATGACACCCAGCTTCTTCGGCGTCATGGTCGTTGCGGCAGTCGTGATGCGACCGACACGGATGGGCGAACCCTCGGCAACGAACCCGCCACCTGCGCCGCCAGCCGTCCGGCTCGGAATGGACACAGTGCCGATACCGTCGAAGCTCAGGCCGATGCCGCGCGAGCGAAGCGCCGGATAAATGGAGAACGGCGTCAGGGCTTGCAGGAAGTCAGCATATGCGGTCTGAACAACCTCGGAAGCCCAGCCGGAGACCGTGGTGGTGCCGATGGTCTGGTCAGCCTTGACGATCAGCGCCGTTGGCTCGTGGCCGTTGTAGCGTTCCTGAAGAACCTGATCGACGGACTTGTTGCCAAAGTGGGCAATGCCACGAACCACGGCGGCACGAACGAGCAGATCAAGGCCACTGACATCCTTTCCCATGCGACCCAGCGGGTTGCGGATGATGGCGGGGGCGTTCGGCGTCGCGGTCAAGCCGATCTTCTGTTCGGACGCGCGAAGGGTCTTGATCGTGCGTTCCACGTGATCAACCTGCGTGTTCAACTCGTCGATGGCGTCCAGGTCGGGATCGTCCATGCCGCTCAGTTGAACAAGACGGTCACGCTTGGCGGTCAGGTCAGTTTCGGCGGCTTCAATCCGCTCGGAAAGGGTGGTCATTGGCGTTTGCCTTTGGGTTATAAAAGGTTTGGAGGCGTTCCCGCCAAGGCCCGAAATGGCCCGTTGCCTCACTCCGGCTTGCTCGCCAAAGGCTAGGGACATGGTTTCGGGGGATAGGTTCAGCGACTTCGCTAAGGCGAGCGCCGATGGGTTTGCCGGAACGGAACACAACGAACATTCAACAAGCTTTTGCTTGGTGTATCGCTGTCCGCCGTAGGGCTTGTCTTTGTCGATTGGCTCCCATTCCATGGGAAAAAAACCCACGGAAACGGCACGTAAAATCTTCTGTTCAACAAGACCGATCAGTTCGTCGATCCGCTGGCTTGTGCCGCGAGCCGCCAGATCAAGCCTCGCCAGTAGCTTTCCGCCTTCCACCCGGACATTCGACCATGTTCCAATCGGAAATGAAGACGAATGGCCGAACAGGGCAATCGGGTTGCGCTTGAAATCGCGAAGGTCCCAACCCGACTGGTCAACGATATCGCCATAACGGTCAACCGTCGCATCGGACAGGACAAACTCAAGGGAGCCGCCGTCAGAAACGGCAGTCTTGTTGATGATATCCATGTTCATTCCGGTTTTGGTTAGGCGACCATTGCAAAAACATCGACCGGAGGGACTGCTTCCGGGTTCCGAGACATCAAAGCCACAGCATCAAACAGTGCCATCACGGGATCAATCTTTCCGGTCCCGCTGTTTTGCTTGTTGATCGTGATCGCGTTACCCTTCGGCTCAGCCTTCGCGTTGCCCACGGCCCATGCCATAATCGCCTGATCCGCATGAACCAAAGCACCCGACGCCAGCTTGACTTCTGCCGTCTTGATCGCGCCGTTCAAGGTCCAACCCTGCGACACAGCAACCACCCGGTCACCGTCAATCCCACGGGTGGCCATGGCGTCAACGATCATGCCCACGCCCATCGGGTCCAAGCCAACGCGGGACAGCAAGCCCGACGCATCGACCTCGGCCGCCAGGTCCGCGACCTGTTCAAACGCGGCCTCCATATCGTCAACAATCACCAGATCGCCCGCCGCAGCATAATCGCGCAACCGCGATGCCTCCGACTTGCGGAGGCTCAGCACGCCCTCATGCACCCAGGACTTTGACCACGAAAGCCAACGCCGCGTATCAACCTCGCGACCCACCACCGACACCGAAAGCAAATCGTCCAACCCGCCGCCGTCAACACCGATCACCACGACCTCGGATCGATCTAACAGCGTCTCCAACGTCAAATCAGGCTCACCAGAGGTTAGCCAGTGGTCCGCGCCACGCCAGCGGTCGGACGTGAGACCTATCCCGACCTCGATGTTGAGGTGCTGAGAAGACCAGCGGGTTACTTCTTCCGTCCCAAGCTGGCCGGCCGTCTTGAACTCATCAATCAAGCGTGGGATCGTAATCGACCGCCCCGCGTTCGGTGTGACCATGTGCCAGTTGGCGGGGTCCTGCCACTTCTCCGCAGTGCCCGCGATATCCGGCGGAAACTCATACAGCACCGGCAACAGCGGCCCGGTTGCCTTACCATCGCGGATTGACCGCGCCCGGTTCAATTCCGCACGAAAAACACCAGCCGGGGGCTTCTCCGATTGCGTCGTGATGAACACCCCGAACGCTTCCGGCTGGGCAATCATGCCGCCCCGCAACTGTCCAACCGCACTTGCCGCCTTCGCGCTGGCAGACATGACGTGCAACTCGTCGACCAGGAACCCGGTCGGCTTCTGACCAGTCAACACCTGCGGATCGAAGCTCATAACCTCCAAAGTCGCGCCATTGGTCGTGTCGGTGATCTTCTTTAGGTGCGATTGCACCTTCATCCGCTTGGAAAGATACCCGTCCAAGTCGATCGCGCCGGATGCCTGCCCGAACGCCAATTCCGTCACATCCTGCGTCGGCGCCACCAACAGAAACTTGCCCATCGGGCGCTCATTCAGGATCAGCGCCGTCAACATCGCGCCCGCGCTGTAGCTGGTCTTGCTCGATTTCTTCGGAACCAGAACGAAAATCTCGCGGATAAACCGCTCTTTCGTCACAGGGTCCCACGAACCGAACAAGGCCCGCACAATATCGCGGAACCAATCCCCCGCAGCCTCTCCCAAGGTTGGATTGCCCGGAACGTCTGCCAGACGGAGCCGGTTAAAGACCCGGACCGCACGTTCTGCGGCTTCATTGTCAAGCGGTAGGTCAGGGACCAGCGATCGACCGGCGCGGATACGATCCTGCCAATCCAAGCACGACAGGTCCCAAGGCATCAGTTAGGGCGCATCCCCAGGTCCGCACTCCATGCGGCTTCCTCTGGCGTGATCTGCGATTGGTCATCCACATCTGCCGATTTCGGCGACAACTTCGGATGCATATACGGAGCCGCTTCCTTTGCAGCCAGAAACCGCAGTTTAAGCGGGGCTTCCGGGTTCCGCATAATAGTCAGCAGCGTTTCGAGCGGGGAAAGGCCATCCGTCGAAAGCCACTCGGCCGGCGCGTCTGGCTTCACACCTTTGGGGCGGCCCGATCCAGGACGGGAGCCGCCATGTCCGTTCACGTTTTTGGTTCCTCTTGGTTTCGTAAGGGCAAATCAAGTTGGTGGGGCTGTGGAATCCCTGAATGAGACCCGGGTGGTAAAAGCCCCTTGCGCTGCCGGGTATCTGAGGGTGCCCCCCCGGGCCGGCGCTTCCAACGCCCGTCCGGGTCGCTATGTCTTACGGGCGAACCTCTCTGCTCTAGCCCGTTGCGTCTTCAATGCGTGATGCCTGCCACAAAGGCATTGCCCGTTCGCCGGGTCCAATGCTGCGCCACCGTCTTTCCGTTCCGTGACGTGGTCGGCGAACATCCGCATTGGATGACGATTGGTGCATCGGTAGCCGCCCTCGACCGCCTCGCATCGCCAACCCGATCGGTCCATCACAGCTTTGCGCCAAGCCCGATGTTCAGGCGTGAGAAGTTCCGCATCCGCCACTTTCGGCAGCGTGCGAGCGATGGCAGTGCTGATTGATCCAATGCGGGGAGGTAGGGATTTGAGCGTTGGTCTAACCCCCACCGTCACGAAACCCCATCTTATGGATTTGATAGCGGTTTTGTTTCCGGGGTGTCAAGGGGTTTCTATTCGTCTTCTGTATATAGCGTTGGGAACTCGCCGAATTCCTTTAGCCAAAGGGACTTCGCATATTCGATATCTGGCCCAACGTCTGGAACAGCAAATTCACCGGATTGTTGTTCGAGAATAGTCTCACCCCAGACATAGGCTAGATGCCACACCCAATCTGCGAGCAAGGCGCGGCGCGCTCTTACGTCGGATTGGTTCCAGTCGTTGGGGAGTTGGATATTTCCCTCTCCCTCCTTGGCAGTTAGTTCTGGCGTCTTCACCGTCCCATCCCCTCATAATGCACCGCCAGCGCATCCAACCCCGCCATGAGCGACGACCGCAACGCAGCGTGCGAGCGGCCGCTATATCCGGGGACGGATTGGAGCTTCCAATTCTTGATGACCACGTTGAACACAGCGACGCGTGACCCGATAGGCACCGCATCCAGCGCCCTCCTAGCGCCTCTCAGGCGGGCCAAGGCGTCAACCCTACCATCAGGCGGCCCATAGCTCCCCGGCCCGCCAGTGCGAAGGGATGGCAGCGTCTCGCCGGTGTTCGGGGACGCGCCATCCTCCCCGATTGCCCAATCGTCCCGGTATAGCTCGGCCGCCCAATAGCGGAGACGGTCGGTATCGGACCACCGCTTGCGATCGGCGCCGAGGGTCCTGGCCAGATGGTCGACGTATCGCGCACCACGAACGGTGCGGTTGGGCGCTTCTGGATCGGGCCGGTCTTCGAGCATCAGCCGGGCGGGGAGGGTGACGCGGCCCTTGATGTCTCGGGTGGATAGGGCGCCGTAGTCGGTCATGGGAGGGGTTCCTTGTGTCGCAGATAGCGGATGCGGGGTCGGATAACTCGCTTGGACAATCGCCACGCGCCGGGCCAGTGCATCCGCGCGACCTGCCGTCCCCAGAATTTCCGCGCCAGTCGGTATCCGGCCGGGTTGCGTGGGGCGTTCCCGTCTTCCCCGATTAGCCACGCCGTCCATAGGCGGGATTTCCGGGTCATCGGCGGGGTTCCTTCCTAGAATGCGTCAGGACGGTCGTTTGTGGTCGGGCCTCTAGTGGGCTAGCGGGATGGGACACGCGCGCCGTCTGGGGCCGAATATCGCCCGCTGTGTCCACCATCTCCACCCGCACCAACCCCACCGCCATCGGATCGGGGCACACGGTCACCAAACCCGCTGCGAGCATTCGGGACACAGCATCCCATTCGGGGTTCTGGCCTAGGGAGTAGGGTCGAATGGTTCGGGGGGTGGCGTAGGCGGTGGGTTTCATCACTTCGGTTAATTCCTTATCTCTGGTATTGAATGACCGGAATAACCAACTAAATAAGGAGGACTTGCCTAACCCAACAACCATGAGGATAGAACGATGAAGATTTCTCGGGATATTCCGATCCCAGCGCCAAGACTCCGTGGGTTCCCTTTCTCCGAACTTTCGGTTGGCGACAGTCTCGCCATTGAAAAGGAGCGCAGGGATTACCTGCTCTCGATGGCAGCCGGTTACAAAGCCAAGCATCGGGCGTCGGGATGGAATTACACGACGAGAACGGTGGGAGATGAAACCCGCTTATGGCGAACGGCTTAGATCCCACCGACCGCTGACACAGTGCCTTCATGAACCGTCCCACAATTGGGACGGTTTTTTGTTGGCCCGGTTCAGAATGCGGGTTCTGCGCCTTCTGCGGGAGTGCTGGACTAGGTTCCCATGTGTATTTCACGGCTGTTCCTATATTGTTCTCTGTTTTTTCGTCATGGGGGAGTTAGACAGAACCCGCAGAAGGCGCATTACCCGCATCCCCGTGCCTCATTGCTTGGTCAACATCCAGCGCACACGCGACGGGTCCGATCGGTTTGCGGTCAGCTTAAACCCACCTATGACGTTGTTATTGTTGGAGGCAAGCCACTTGCCGAACCGTTTGGGGGATATAGCGGTGCCCGAACGCTCCGCCGCAACGCCAAGAACCGCCTCCCTGAAGGTTGGACACTGAAACCCTGTCCCGTCGAACGCGTCCGCCTCCTGTATCATTTGTGGGACGGTCAGCCCGCCGGGGTTCAATCCAAGCTCTTTTGCCCACCCCGCAAACACTGCCGCTCGGGCCGCTCGTATCGGGTCTTCGGCTCGGGCCATGTCCATAGACTTGCAGGGATCGCCAGCGCCAAGCCAAGCCAGTGCCGAACGGACGAGGTTGGACCACCGCTCGAACGAGGCGAGGGGCGGAAGTTGATCGGGATAGCCAGCGCACACATAGGCCCGTCCGATCGTCAGTGCGGCGGCGACGTAGTGCCCACGGTTCGCCATCACGTCCGCCACCGGGTTGCCGGCAAACTGCCGAGCCTCCGGGTTTTCGACGTTCGCGTCGAGTTGGCAGAGCAACGTCCGGCGGACCATATCGGCCGGGGCCGAAAGGTTGTTGCCGTTCGCGAACAGGGTAAACGTGTTGGGGATGCGGATATCCGTCGAGGTGCCCAAGGGGCGGATTTTGAGCAACGGTCGCTCTGTCACTTGGTTTAGGAAATCGCCGGCCATGATTTCCGATACGTTGTCGATGGCTATGATTTGTTGCCCGGACAGCGCGGCGGCGATCAGTCGCTTTTCCGTCTCGTTCACGTCTGGCGACATGGCGATCACCGCGCAGCGTTCTCCCGTCCCGATCACCGATGCGATATCCGCGAGGTAGCTTTTGCCGGTGCCAGGTTGTGGCGCTGTGGCGGCGTGCATCGGCACGGCCGGCAGGAGTGCACCGCGCAACACGACGGTTAGGATCATGGACAGCGCCACCGCGCGCGATGCGTCATCCACGAACGGGAACTCGGCCAGAAGGGATTGCAGGACCTCTAAGGCGCGGTCGGCGTCCTGCCTGGCGGGACGATCGGGGATACGCGGCATACGCGGAGGGCCAACCAACACAAGGCCGGTTGCGATGTCATACCCCACGCGGTCTAGGATCGTGCCATCAGGGCGCATAGTGGGCGTGCCGATAACGCCAGCAATCGGGGGGAATGGCCATTCGCCAGACATGGCGGCGACCTGTTCCACTACCTCTTTCGGCGGGTCTATGCGAATGAGGCCGTTTTTGGTTGTCATCCGTTCCCATTCGGCTGCCTGTCCCATGGCTCGGCCGAGGATAGGGGCTGTGACTGGCGTTATGGCCGGTGTTTCGATAATTGCACCATCGGCCGTTTTCGCCTTCGTGGATGTCACCCGAACCAGCGATGACGACCTTTGATAAAATGCGGTGCCGTTTTGCACCATAGCGTCAATCGCCTGATCGGCCGCAACATGCCGCTGCCCTGCGACAACCTCTATGGTTGGGCGCGACTGGTCTTCAATGATCGGAGGGCGGGAGGCGCGCTTGATCGCATCCTGCACAACCTTCTCGGGATCAAACGGGAGTGCCATCTATGTCCTCGCTTTGATGCCGCTGTTGATCGTAGCCATAGCCTCGCGCATCGGGATAGCCCTGTGTCGTGCGGCAACCATGAGCGCATCTCGCACGTCTCCGTCGGATAGCGTGCCTTCGTTGATGAACCGGGCCATTCCATACGCCTCTTGATTGAGCGTGTCGTTGGCCTGGCCGGCTGGTGCGGTGGCGATCCTGGCAAGAGCTGATTTGAGGGCCGCGCACGCATAGGCCAACTTTGGTCCGTCGCCCGTGATAACCGGCGCCGAGCGCGTGGATGGCATCGGCGCCGGCGCCATCAGGTCCAACAACCATCGGGGCGCATCGGGCGGAGATACCTCCCATGGAGGCACAAGCCACCGATAGGCGCCTTTCGTATCCACATGGCGGGATGGCGGGATTGTTTGGGACAGTCGGCCTCGCCTCGGGTCTATGCCGGGTGCGGGGTAGCCGGATTGTCCACGGATCGGCTCTCCATTGTGTCGGAAGAAAATGCCGATGCCACCCGAGCCAGATTGCATGACCGGGCGCGGGGGGAGTGGGGAGTTTTGGGCAACGATAGCCTTGAAGGCTGACACTCCATCCTCATGCAAGGGCGGAACGTCGCAGTCGATGCCCCATAGACCGGATGGGCCGAACACAACCCGCCAGTTGCATCCCGGATACTCTGAACCCCATCGGGCGATGGTGTCCAGATCGCAGGACGCATTAGCCGACGCGCCGGCAAAGCACGCGGCGCGTGAATATTGTGAAGCCGGATAAACATGCCACCCGAGCAACGCCACCCGCTCGATTTCCTCCGGGATGGCCATCACGGTCATTCCGTGTCGCCGGGGTGGTCCTGCTCGATAGCGGCGATCACTGCGGCCGAGAACCGATCGGATGTGTCCCGGTTTGTCCATTCCAAGATCGGCGTGTATTTGGGCTTGCCGTCTGTGCCACGGAACACGGAACCATCGGAATTGATGGACGGCTTCGAAGGAAGTGCCGCCCAAACACCGCCGTCGTTCTTGCGGTATATCATCACGCCGTTGATACGAAGCGCGCCAACGCGCACGTCAGCGAAGCCACGCAACCCGCCCTTTCGGACGGACTTCCATGTGACAAGTTCCACCGGCATAGGTTTGTCGCTCATTGCCGCGCCCCCATCAAAACCACGTCCAACGCCTCCCGGTTTCGGGTGATCCCGACATAGGACCCGACCGCGCGCCCCTCCGCCGTGGCCAGGACGCCGATCGCGCGGCGCACGACGGCCGCGCGGGAAAGCCCTTGCTCAGTGGCGAGCGCGTCGATTTGCCCCACCGCCTCCCTTGGTAGTCTCATCTCGAAACGTTCCATGCCAGCCCCCATTTATCCGGTATATATTACGTCGCGTAGTGGCGCTGGGCAATGGATGGTTATGTGGGAGGGTAATACGGCTGCTTGCACTCATGGAACGTCAGCACCCACGTCCCCGGATCGATTGCGACCCGCCAGTCCACCCCGTCGAGTGTGATGAACCCGTGCCACGCCATGGTGACGAGATCATCATCCGACGCATACATCAGCACCCAATCCGCGCTCGCGATCCGCAGCCGTGCCCAGATGCAACCGCTCGGATCGCGCACGGCTTGGTCCATGACGATCGGCCCCAGGTCGCACACGCCGTGCCGCGCACCGTCGATCTTCGGGCCGAGGTTGATGGGGTTCATCCTGGCCTCTGCGTGCCGCGCAGATACTCTAGGTGGTCACACGCCGGGCACATGGCCCGCACCTGCGCGGTGGGTGTCCGGAGGTATGCGCCGGTCTGGATGCCATAGTGACCGCACACGCAACGGACCACCCACTTGGCGCTTTTCTTCCCGCTGCCTTTGTATCCGATAACCCGAAGACGGCAGATTTGCCGGCCTGTCAGATTGGCGTTCGCGTCCCATACGCTTTTGTGCAGCGGCTCGGTCTTGATGGGCGTGTCCTGCCAGACCGTCCCGCCATAGCATTTCTCCGGCGCCGTGTAGTGAACGCCTTTGCCGGTGACCAGAGCTGCGGCTTTGTTGACCGGCCGCGATGAAAAGATGCGATCCATTAGAACATGACCTTTGCTCGCACGGCGTTGACCTTCCGTAACCGCGCGGCCGAAGGTTTGGCCTCGCGGGGCTTGTAGGACCGTGGCGCCTTCCCTATGGCAGCCTCGGCCTTTTCAATTTTCGTCCGAACGCCAGCGTCCGCGTGCATCGCCAGAAACTCGGCATTCGCGCGCATTTCCACCCCAATGGACCTGATCCACTCGAAATATGCGTCCACCGACGTCACCCACGACCACCAACACCCGAGCGCCATGAGACTGTCCCCCATGGCGATTTGTTCCGGCGTCGGCTTGTTGCCGGGCGCCTTCAACTCGCACCAGATCACAGGTTTGCCTTCGACGATCAGCAGTGTATCCGGCGTCCCGGCCCGCACGCCCCGCGCCTTTTCCCGCATGTGCGAAAACGCGCCGGAAGCTTTGGACCGATCGAACGCCAGGAATTGATGGGGCGCGGCGACGGCCTCGCGGACGAAGCGGACGAGCGCCACTTGCAGGATATGCTCGCGGTTGATGGGTCTAGGCATTAGGCTTTGTCCTTACACGTCTCACACATCCGGTTTCCAATTCCCTCGGACGGGAACATCGCCCGACAACACAGGCACACACGCGGGGCAGTCGGTCGCTTCACAGCGAGGGGCTTTTGCAGATACTTCTTCTCCCCCTTCCGAAAATGCCGCCGCATCTGCTCATGGTTCCCCGGCGCCGGCTGGTCTGGATGTTCGGTGCACCATTTGTTGTAGATGCGTTCCCATGACGTGCCTTCGTTGGCTTGGACGAAGGCTGCGAGTGCGGGGGTGATCCAGAGGGCGCGGGGCATGGTTAGGCGGCATTGCGCCGCAGTGCTGCGATGATACCGGCAGGCTTGGCGGTTTGTATCCACGCAATGAGTGTGTCTAGTTCGGATATGGCAACGTGCCGCATGATCCACTCTGCGTATTGTTGTTCCACTGTCAGGCGAATTACGGTGTCGGTCGCGGCGTTGGCCTTCTTTGCTTCCTTCGCTGCTTCCTCGGCCAGTAGGCGCTCGGCTTTCTTTGCGTCGGCGGCGGCTTTCTTCGCGGCTGCGATTTCCTCGACCTTGGCTGCTTGTTCTTCCGGCGGCGCCTTGGCCACTTGGAGGAGCGCGGCTTGGTTGTTGTCTAAGCCGTTTTCCTTTGCTGCTGCCTTCGCTTCTGGAGTGATCGCTGCGACCTTGGTTGCGCGCTGTGCTGCGGTTCTTTCAACGCCAAGCTCGCGGGATGCGGCGTTGATGCCGGATTCCGGCCTTCCCTCCCCATTCCTACCTCGCGCAGAGAGTTTCGGCGCATCTTGCGCCGATACTCCGTCATCATTCTTCCCCGCCAGCCGCACCCACTCCGAGATATGCTCATCCCGCTCCAACACCGTCAGATCAGCCCGATGCAGGTTCTCCGCAATCTCCCACATCCGTGCTTCATCGTCGGTGCCCGTGAGCATGGTGCAATCGACATTCTCCCATCCAAGACGGCGGACTGCTTCCAGTCGGTGGCGGCCAGCGACAAGCATCAGGTTATCACCCACCCACCGAACGGATATCGGCGTCTGTAGCCCGATCCTCTGGATGCTGTCCATCAATCGGACTACCGTATCGTCATCGCACCGATCGCGCATCCGGTCGGATACTTCGATGGCGTCAACGGGTTCGCGGGATCGCTTGCCGATCATCATACCGGCTCCGGTAGTTTAATAATGTGCGGCCATGACTTGTGTTGGAGTGCTTTTATGCCCCGGCGGTTAAACGAGTTCCAACCGAGGATGATGACGGCGGCGATTACCACATTCTGGTGTGCATAGTTGTGTTGTTCAGGCTTTTCATCCTTCAGCCACTCGCGAAGTTTCAACAGGACACCGCTGATATTCTCGCCGGTTATCAATCCGCCCCAAAAATCATCCTGTCTTGCCTTAGATTGTTTCGTCCTGGTTGCAATCCAATAATGTGCCAGAGCAGATGCTGTTGGCTGGGTGATTTTCTTCAGCCGATAGGCCGTAGTTAGCGCCAGTTCCATTTGCTCGTTGGCGTTTTGTTGCGCATGTTGAGTGACAATTTCGGGGTCGATTGATCCGACGATCCCATGCTCAATCGAATATAGCCGATGCGACACGGATGCCCTGATATTGCCGTAGCTCATACGCATGATGTTTAGGTCGTCGCCCGACGTCCGACGGTCTCCCTTGTCCACAACGAGAAACTCATCACGCGACGCGCCGAACGTAACTTGCATTTCCGCGCCGACGCCGCTTTGAGCAATGGCGGTCAGACGGTGCTGGCCATCGTTCAACGTGCCATCATCAGCGAACGCAATCCCTTGATGTGTCAATATGAACGTCCCGGACTTCAACCGTTCCATGTGCCGCTTGACGCGGTTCTCGCCGATTGGACGATTGCCCTTGTTCAATTCGAGCATGGCCTTTGCCAGTTCTGGCGTGATCATGACGATTGTTGTGATGCGTTCAGTCCGCCCGCGATGGAGCATGGCGTGTAGCCACATCTTGTCACCATCGCCTTTGTTGTTGTCCTTCGTTCCGCTCGGTTGTATATTCAAACGCTCTTGAAGCATCGTAAGTCTCCAATGCACCCGCGCACCATCGCGGGTGTTTTTTTTGCCCGAAACCGCCGGGCGCGGATTGGTTAAAACGCCTTGCCGCCAACCTTTGCCCGGTTCTCCCGCTTGTGATCGGCCCGTTGCGCGTTGTATGCCAGCTTGGCAACGAACGCCTCGCCAAGCAGCAGGTTTGCCGCTCCGGCGTAGTCAAAGATGCGGATCAGCGCGTAGGCCAGTTCAACCTCTACCGATTTGAACTCTGGCAGATGATCGTCTTGCGCGTCCTTGCGGATGCCTTCCAGTGCCTCGGATAGTTCCGAGTGCATCAGGGCAATCAGTTCGCCGGGATTGCGTGGCTTGTCCCACCAGCCGGGAATGACGCTGGATGCGTGGCAGAATGCGGCTAGGCCGTTAACGTTGCGTTCTGTGTCCCTTTGGACGGTGTTTGTTGTCCATACCCGTCGGATATAATCGGCCTCCGCTTCACTCATTTTGTTTACGATATCAGGCATCGTCCGCATCCTTCCGTTTCACGTCACACCCACACGGCCACTCCGCGCAGGTCTCATCCACCGGCAGGTGGTCCCACTCCGCACACCAATGAGCGTGCTTGCCGGTCAGCAATCGACCGCGCCATTTCTGGCAGTCGGCTTGCCAGTCTGGGCTGGTGAGCAGCATCACTTCGGCACCACCCGATGCGTCCCCGGCCCCATCTCCCCATCCAGCCGCACCCGCAAAGCCTCGGCCGTCGCGGGCTTGAGGGGCGCGCTCTGGCCGTTCCGCCACGCGACGCATACGAGCGGCGGGGCGATGGCTTCGCGGCCTTGGAGCGTGATGCGGTAGACGCAGCGGCGGGTAGTGGAAATGTTGCGGGCGTGGCCAGCGGCGATTAGGCGGGCCATAAGTTCGCGGGCTGCTTTCGGGCACAAGAACCTCCGCGCATGGGCGACATCGGCCGGCGTCGCGCTGTCCACCGTGGCCAGATATTCGAGGGTGCGGCGTTGCAGGGGGGTCATTTCCCAACATCCATCGACGGAAACGCGTTCGGGTCAAACTCCAATTCCAATGTCTCGGACGGAGGCGCGTCAACCTGCCCCATGTTCTTGACAGCCTGCCGGAAATAGGACGGCTTCAACTCGATGCCGATGCCCTTGCGTCCGAGACGAACCGGAGAAAACACCTCGGATCCCACGCCCATGAATGGCGTAAGCACCGTTTCGCCAGGGTTGGACCACAGAACAGTCGCGCGGTCGATCACGTCCAGTTGGAGGGGGTGAACGTGCTTCTCGTCCTGATCGTCGCGCGCATCGTGGAACGGCAGGACATTGCTGATCCTAATGTCGTCCCATATCGAAGACGCATACTGTCTCCAAATCCAGTGCGAATAGCGGTTCTCGATTTGGTTGCCGGTCCATCCGCGATACTTCAGGACCCCAACCGGCGGCTTGCGTTCGCCCGCGTAATCCAACAGCCCAACCGGATGCGCGATCGGGACTTTGTTTTCGCCATCGCGGCGGAACACCAACAGGTAATCCGCCCCCGCTACGCCGGCCTTCGCGCTGTCTTCCACGATGGTCGCGTGTGCGAGGTTCTTCGCCATGGTCCGCATCCGCACGGCCAGCGGTTCTTTCCAGATGGCCCGGCGCGCGGCATAGGTCCAACCGAGGCGTTGGTGCAGGCGGATGATATCGCCCGGAAAGTCGATGTAGCCATCGGTGCCGGTGTTGCCGGTGGGAACGTCCATGCAATGCACGGCTGTCATCCGGCCCGGCATGGTGATCCTGGCCAGTTCCTTCACGATGAACTCGTAGTGCTGGAAAAACTCGTTGTAGTCGAGGCAGTTGGACAGATCGCGGTCGGAGGAGCTGTATTGGAACAGTCCGCCGAACGGGGGGGAGTAGACCGTCATGGCGATCTTGCGGTCCGGCAGGGCGCGCATCACGTCCATGCAGTCGCCGTTGTAGATGGCGAAGCGGTCGGTAATCAGTTGATCCATTACAGCCATTGGGGAAGTTCCTCATTCTTGGTAAAGGCGACGCTGCGATCAATTCCGATCGCGTCATTCATATACGTCACCAGATCATTGTACATCTTGTCAGCCGCTACGGCTTTGCGTTGCAGGTTGGCGAGGATGGATTTTTCACCCTCGGTCGTGACGATATCGGACACCACCTGCCTGGTCTGCCCGAACCGATAGAACCGCCGAACCTGCTGGTAGTATTCCTCGAACGAGTGCGTCGGGAACGCAACCGAGTGAGCGCAGTGTTGGAAATTCAAGCCCCATGCGCCGATCTTGCCTTTAGTGACAAGAACACGAGCCTCGCCAGTCAGGAATGCGCCGAATTTTTCGACCTTCCGATCGTCGGTATCCTTGCCGGAAACCTGGACACAATCGCGGATCATGCCTTCGAGTAGATCGCCTTCCTCATTCAGATGGCACCACACGACGGCCGGTTGTCCGGTATCGGCAACCAACGCGGCGGCGGCTTCGCACCGATCGCGGATAGTCCGGCGCCGTTCATCGCGCTGCTCCGCAAGCCCGATCGCGGGTAGGGTGAACAGCATCCCGGAAGGCGGGCGATCGACCTGCACCATGTGTTGCCGCTCGATCAGCGGCGGCAGGATAAACCCTTCATCCGAAAACCCCATGTCAGACGGACGCCGAACAGCCCGCGCCCATGAGCAAACCCACTTCCAGAACGCAACCTCCGCGTGACCCTTGAAGCGCCACTTCGCGTTGTCGTCTAGCTGCTGAAAATTCTTGCCGCGTTGGCGAATGACGTTCGGCTTGATGCTGTTCCCTTGGTTGTTTTTGAAGAACCGGGAAAGCATGTCCATGTAGCCCAGATACCCCAGCGCCTCGCTGGATGTTCCAAGCTCGGTGTATTCGTTCGGCGCGGCGGTTGCGGTGCAAAGCAGACGATACCTCATTTTCCGCATAAACTCGGTGATGTCCTGTCGACGTTGTCCGTCGAAGGATTTCAAAATTGAGCTTTCATCGCACACCGCCCCGGCATAGTCGGCGGCGTCGAACAGGTGCATCCGCTCGTAGTTGGCCACGTTGATCCCTGGACGTGGTTTGCCATCGGGACAGGCGTAAGCCTCGATCCCAAATTTCTCGGCTTCCTTGACCGTCTGGCCGGTCACGGCGAGCGGTGCCCAGATAATGACAGGCCGGTTGGTATGCTCGACCACGTTCTGTGCCCAGCAAAGTTGCTGGACCGTCTTGCCAAGGCCGCAATCCTCCAACAGTGCAGCCCGTCCCATTTCCACGGACCATTCATGAAGTGCGGCTTGGAAGTCTTTCAAAAACGACGGCCGATACGTCGGCTTGAACCCGTCGCGTGTGCCGAGTTGCGCCCTGGCCGTCAGAAACTCCTGGTATTCGTCTCGCATTTTTTCATTCCCCGATTTTTTTCCCCGAAAAAGCCGCCGGCTGAGCGAACCCAGCCGGCGCAGTTGATCGGGGAGGAAGTCACGCACGGATAACCCCCCGCGCGCACGGGGATAAGATCGACCGGCGCACCGCCACCATGACGCGCACGCCGGCCGTAGCCGGGTCCCGAGGCTGCTCACAACGGTCCGAACCCTGGACAAAATTGCGTTCACCATCCCGGCTATTCATGCCCCGCGCGCCTTCTTGGCCTGCGCGGAGGTGCACCACTCATGCAGCGTCGAAACCGGAATGCCGGTCTGTTTGGCAATCGCGGCGTAGGTCATGCCGGAGGCGCGCATCCGGGCTACCATGGTCCGTTGCGACACGGTGCGGATGCGCGGCCAGTAGAGACGGGCGACCGTGATCACAGCCACACCGCCACCAGCGCGATCGCCACGCCCGCGACCCCGCCGGCCATGAGGAAGCCGATCACCGCGTTCACCATGCGAGCAACACGACGGATATCACGCCGACGCTAATGGACCCGAGGACCGTGAGGATGGCGTTGAAGATCATGCGACAACCCTCGGCTCAATCCAGTCATTAGGCATAACCTGCCCTTCCGTGATTTCCGCGATCTTCGTCAGCATGTCCCGCGCCGGCATTGACCCAGCCTCCCACCGCGCCACGGTCGATTGTGTGACGCCAAGCGTAGCGGCCAGATCGGCTTGTGTGAGGCTGTGGGCCTCGCGGTATGCTGTCATCATGAAAAGGCCATGCTTTTTTGCATAATCCCTCAAATCCTCTGAGGATACATGCGCCAGACGGCCTTTCTTGTGCTGATATATCGGCACTTCGATCAACCCGACATCTTCCATCATGCTTGGGCAGAAAGAGAACCACTCACCCCGCACACGCAAGTTCATAAAAGCACGATGAAGGGCGCGCTCCTCATTTACGCTACCATCGAACAAGCGAATGATAACAAGAGGATCAAAGTGCGCCACCTGCAAAGCGGCAAGCCTATCGTAAGGGTCGGTAGCGTGCCCGATTTTTACCGGGCCGTATTCTCCGGATCGGATCATGTAAACCGGCATCACGCATCATCCTTCATCGGACAAGCCTGAGCCACAACGTCAGCCAGCGGCACTTTCAGCAAGTCCGCAAGCGGTGTCAGGTGACGGACCGGAATGCCAGCAGTCCGCGAAAACCACATAGATACGGCAGGCTCACCGACGCCAAGCGCGGATGCGATTTCCCGTTGCGTCAACCCGGCGGCCTTGGCTTGCTGTTTGAGAGTGATCATGCGGTGCATCTTAGCCGCCGGGAAACTTCTGTCAATCTGAATATTTCCGGTTGACGGAAGTTTTCGGATATGGGAAAGTCCCCCCATCGAAACCGATGGGAACCGCCGACATGAGCACCCCCGCCGAACGCTTCCAAATCCGAAACCGTTGGACCGATGCGGTCATGTTCGAGTGCGAACTGACCGCCGAATGTCTTGGCATGTCTGTGCAATTCAAACGTGGATGGGCCGTCAAGAAGGCCGTCGAAGCCCGCGCCAATCTGGACGGCGCCAATCTGGCCGGCGCCAACCTGGACGGCGCCAATCTGGCCGGCGCCAATCTGGCCGGCGCCAATCTGGACGGCGCCAATCTGGACGGCGCCAATCTGGCCCGCGCCTATCTGGCCGGCGCCAATCTGGCCGGCGCCAATCTGGACGGCGCCAATCTGGACGGCGCCAATCTGGACGGCGCCAATCTGGACGGCGCCAATCTGGCCGGCGCCAATCTGGACGGCGCCAATCTGGACGGCGCCAATCTGGCCCGCGCCTATCTGGCCG